GGTCCCGCCGCTGACCGGTGGGAACGCGCCGGTGTCGGACGCGGTCGTGCTCGTCACCGGGCCGGCGAACAACCCGGTCGTCACCGACGTGACGACGTCGGCCTACGTCAAACTCAACCGGGTCCTCGCGGCCGGGGAGTCGTGGCGGCTGAACTGCGGGACGTGGGCCACCCAGTACGGGACGGGGCTGTCGCTCGGGTCCGCTGACACGTCCGGGTCGAGCGGGGACCCGTACACCGAGAGCGGCGGCGGGAACGCCCGGTTCCTGCGCCTCGTCCCGTCCTACGTCGCCGGGGCGCGGACGGTCCGCGTCACCGTGTCGGGGGCCGGGTTCACCTCGGCCACGGCCATCTCGGTCCGAGCTCGGCGGAAGTACCTCCAGTAATGGCCGTCACCGGGTACGGCCAGGGCTACACCGCGGGCTACTCCACCCCGACGCTGACCACCTCCCAGGTCACCACGACGCGGGCCACGACGTGGACCTCGGGCGGGACCGCGACCACCGCCCGGTCCGCGTCGTGGTCCGTCGCCTCAGCCCCCGCTCCGACCGCGACGATCTCGCGGGCCATCGCGTGGAGAGTGGCAGGGCGGTCCACCGCGACCCGCTCGACGCTGTGGACCGTCCGGGTCCCCGTGGCCCCGTCGACCCGCCCCACGTCGTGGCGTACGGCCGCGTGGGCCACCGCGACGAGAGTCGTCGTGTGGCAGACGCTGCGGTTGGGGAGCCCGACCGCGTCGGCCGGGGTCCGGCTGCGGGTCTACGCGCCGGTGGGAGCCGACATGGGTCCGCTCCCGTCCCCGACGGCGGTCCAGGCTGCGCTGCCGTTCTGCGACGTCCCGTCGATGCGGTTCAACTACCACCCCCGCGCCCCGAAGGCCGAGCTGCTCGGGAAGCCGTGCGAGATCGCGCTGGAGGTCACCCCCGACGACGGCGTCACCTGGTACGAGCCGCCGAACGCGCGCTACGTCTACACCCAGGACAGCCTCGACCAGTTGGACCCGACCGACCTGAGCGACATCGACTGCCTCGGGTACGTGTCCCGGTTGAAGAAGGCCCGCGTCCTGCCCGCGTACGTCCAGGGCCACCTCGGGGAGAAGCAGGTCCTGGCCCGCCCGGACGGGAAGCGCGCGTTCCTGTCGGCCACCCCCGGCGTCATCCTCAAGACGCTCTTCAACGAGGCCCAGGCCCGGTTCTCCCTCGACGGCCAGCCCGCGCTCAAGGGGATCGGGCACGCGTCGTGGTCGAACACGACCGACTCCAACGGGGCCCCCTGGTCGCAGGTCCTCACGATCTACTACGCCCCCGGCCTGGACTACCTCACCGTGCTGCTCGACCTCGTCGACCAGGGCTTCATCGAGTTCGAGATGCGCGGCCGGGACCTGTACGTCTACAACTACGAGACCCTCGGCTCGGACCTGACGGTGGGCCCGTCGCCGGTGACGCTGCGAGCCGGTCGAGACCTGCGCGAGGCCGCGCGGAAGCGGACGTGGGACAACCTGGCCGACTACGTCCTCGTGGCCGGCGACGAGGCCAACTTCTACGAGACGCGCAACGCGCAGGCCGTCACCCCGTGGGGCCGCCAGGAAGTGGCCCGCTCCGACGGTCGGGTGTCCGACGCCGCGACGATGGCGATCCTGGGCCAGTCCGAACTCGAGGGCCGGTCCCAGGTCCGGGCCGAGTTCACCCGCACGATCGACTTCGTCCGCGCCAAGGCCCTCCCGTTCTTCGGGTACGACAACGGCGACTGGGTGTGGTCGACGGTCTCCGGGGCCCTTCCTGAGCGGCTCCGCATCCGCCAGCTGACGATCACCCGAGACGCTGCGGGAGCGATGGCTGGGGCCGTCGTCCTCAACGACCGGTTCCTCGAGGCTGAGGTCCGCGCTGCTCGCCGGATCAACGGGATCACGAACGGCGCGTCGGGGAACGCTCCAGCCCCGACCGACCCTCCAGACTCGGGCCGCGACAGCATCGCCCCGACCGCCCCCACGCACCTGCTGGTGTCGTCGCTGCCGTTCATGGCCGACGGTGGCTACGTCTCCGCTGCGGTCACCCTGTCGTGGGTCGCTCCGGACTTCAACGTCGACGGGACGCCGTGCCTGGACCTCGACTACTTCGAGATCCTCCAGCGCCCGTACGCGGCCCTGCCGACGAGCATGGAGCAGGTGTTCGTCACCCCCGCGACGAGCACCAGCGCGCTCCCGGCCTACCCGGCCGGGTCGAACTGGACGTTCGCGGTCCGGGCCGTCGACAAGTCGGGGAACCGGTCGGCCCTGTCGGCTGAGGTGGACCACGGGATGGCGAGCGACGTCACCCCGCCGCAGGCCCCGAGCACCCCGACCGTGACGAACCGGCTCGGGACGCTGACGGTGAAGTGGGACGGCCTGCCCGCGTTCGGGGTGTGGCCGGCGAACTTCGACCACGTCGAGGTCCACGCCTCCCCCACCTCCCAGTTCACCCCCGACGCCACCACCGACCAGGGCGACATGTACGGGTCGGGGACGTGGGTCATCTCCGACCGGGCCTACGGAATCCCCGTCTACGTCCGCCTCATCGCGGTGAACCGGTCAGGGTTGAAGTCGGACCCGTCGGAGCAGGGGACCGCGACCCCGCTGCGGCTCGTCGGGTCCGACATCGACCCCGACGCGATCACCTTCGCCCAGTTCGCGTACAAGGACATCGGCTCCTACGTTCCGGACGGGACGTTCGAGGATGCGGTCTACCGGGCCCGGGTCGCGGCCCGGTCGTCGACCGCGTGGACGTTCACCCAGGTCCAGGCTTTCCACGGGACGTGGTCGGCCACCATCGACGCGTCGGTGGGGGCCGGGACCGTCCGTCGCCTGGAGCTCGAGCCGGACCTTCACCCCATCACCCCTGGGGAGAAGCGGTTCGTGCGGATGGCCTACCGGGGCTCGGCCGGGGCCAACGGGACGCTGCGGCTGAACGTCGAGTGGGTCAACACGGCCGGGACGGTCATGTTCGCCTCCTTCGTCGAGGGGTTCACCAAGACCGACTCGTGGCAGGAGGTCGCGGGCCAGCTGCCAGCGCCCGTGGGTGCGGTGTCGTTCCGGATCAGCGTGGCCGTCGACGGGGCCGCGACGACGGGGACGTACTGGGTCGACGCCGTCGAGGTCCGCGACACCGTGTCCCGGTCGTTCATCGAGGACCTGGCCGTGAGCAACGCGCTCATCGACAACCTGGCCGTGAACAACGCCAAGATCGCGGACATGTCGGTCGGCAAGCTGACGGCCGGGACGATCAGCGCGGACATGATCTTGGCCGGCCGGTTCCGGACCGCGACGGCCGGGAACCGGGTCGAGTTCGACTCCACCGGCCTCCGGATGTACAACGGCACCACGCTGACCGGCAACTGGATGACGTCGCTGGGGCAGCTGCGGATCTACAACTCGACCGACGCCTCCCACACCTCCACCGGCCACGGCCTCCAGTTCGGCGACAGCACCGCGCAGAACATCATCATCGACAACAACGAGATCATGGGCCGCTTCAACGGCACCTACGGCTCGGTGCTGATCAACGCTGAGGGCGGGCCCGTGTTCATCGGCGGCCGGAAGGGCGGGTTCCCGACCGCGGCCGACACCGGGGTGTTCCCGGCCGACGCCGACCACACCGTCACCGTCCGCGCGGCCCTGGCCATCTACAACGTGTCCGACGGCGAGTACAGCGACGAGTACCCGCCGTTCCTCGTCGGCCGGCCCGGTGGACCCCACATCTGGATGGACAACAACGAGATCGGGGCGTCGACCGGTGACGGGGTGGGGACCCTGTTCCTCCAGCCCGGGAGGAACACGGGGACCACCAACCACGCCGAGTCGGTGTCGATCGCCTCCAACTCCCTCGGGATCAGGCGGTGGGGCCAGTACGACACCGGGACCCGCTCGGCGCTGATCTACGGCCGCGACAGCGGCAACGACGTAGGTATCCGGCTGTCCGGGAACTCCGACTGCGCGATGGTCACCGACGCTGACGCGTCCTCCTACAAGTCGATCCGGGCTTCGGGGTTCGACGTGTCGTCGGAGAGCCGGGTCAAGAACAACGTCGAGGCCCTGGACCGTCCGCTCGCCGCCGTCCGTAGGGCCCCGTCGCGGAAGTGGCAGTACGACGCGGACATCGAGAAGGCCGACCGCTGGCACGTCGGCCCGATGCACGAGGACCTCCCCGACGAGGTGAAGCGGCCCGGGAACCCGGCCGGTGAGGGAGAGGTCGAGCGGACGGGGACCGTCGACCTCGGCTCCATGATCGGGCTGCTGTGGGGCGCGGTGTCGGAGCTGGCCGACAAGGTCGACGCGCTGTCGCCTCGAGTCCCTGGGAGGCCGACGTGACCGTCTGTAGCCGGTGCGGGATCGACCTTCCCGGGTTCGGGGTCATCTACGGCCTCGTCGTCTCCCACCTCGTCGACGGCGAGGTGGAGGAGTTGATCTTCTGCTACGTCGGCGGGTGCCGCGAGGTGGTCCTCGACGGGCTCGTCAACGACACCACGTCCCCGCTCCACTGCTCCGACGACGGGGCCGCGCTCCCCTCGCGGTCGGTGGAGTCGGCGCTGCTGGCCACCGACCTCGACCCGGACGGCGACGGGGCCCGCTTCCTCCAGTTCTGCTACGCGGGCGGGTCACGCGACCGCCTCATCGCCAACGGAAGGACCACATGAGCGACCAGATCCCGCTCGACAGCGACGCTGTCGCGCGGCGCGTAGCGGCCCGCTACCAGCGGATCGTCGGCGACCTCGTCGAGGAGGTCGCCCAGCTGACGGCCTACGCCGCGCAGCTGGAGAAGGCCGCCGCTGCGACCACCCCGACCGCACCCAAGTCCGACGCTTGGGGCGACCCAGATCACCGAGAGGACTGAGCATGGCGAAGAAGAAGTTGGTCACCCAGGCGCGGGACAAGACGCACACGTTCACGTGCCCCCACCCCAGCGGCTGCGGGAACGACACCGAGGAGGGCCACTTCCCGTGGGTGTCCACGAACTGGCCCACCCACGACCTCGCCGCCGCGCGCGGGAAGCAGCACCTCCGCGAGCACGAGACGGCCGTCGACCCGGCCGTGGAGACCGAGGTCACCCCGCCGCTGGCGGACTTCTACCGCGAGCACGGCCTGGTCGACGAGAACGCCGTCCAGCCGGCCAACCCTGACGACTGGGAGATCTGAGCATGGCCGCGATCACCTCTGGCGAGATCCTCGTCAAGTACACGACCCTGGCCGGTGCGGCGGGGAACTCGACCACGTCGACCCCGGCCGGGTCGCTGGGGAAGTACGTCTCCACCACGCCGTGGCCCGGAGGTGCGCCGAACGACCTGTTCGACGACATCACCGGCGCGGAGAACGCGGCGTCCACGGTGGACTACCGCTGCGTGGGGGTCCACAACTCCAACGGCGCGAACGCCCTCGTGAACGCGGTGGCCTACCTGTCGGCCGAGACCGCGGGCGGTGCGTCGCTGTCGCTGGCCGCGGACCCCACCGCGGCCTCAGCGATCGGGTCGGCCGCGGCCCAGATGGTCGCTGGTACGTCGGAGCTCGCCGGACCCCAGACGGCCCTGTCGTACACGGCCCCGACCACCGCTGCGGCCGGGGTGGCGCTGGGGACGATCCCGACCGGTCAGGTGAAGGGCCTGTGGGTCCGCCGCACCGCCGCGAACACGGCCGCGCTGTCGAACGACGGCGGCACCGTGGCGATCACCGGGGACACGGGCTCGCTGTGACCGGCCTTGACGGCTCCTTAGGAGGTTGGTGATGGCTGGTCCGAACCTTCCGCTGAACGTCGACACCACCTACTCCGACTCGGGCACCGACCCGACCGTCAAGGCCCACCAGCAGCACCACGACGCGCTCCACAAGTTCGCCAACCGCTACGACGTGGACGCGGCTCCGGTCCAGGGTCAGGTCCCGGTGTTCGACGGGAACTCGGGGCTCTACAAGCCGTCCGAACTCACCGACACCCCGCTGATCGTGTCGGCCGCGACCCAGGGGACCGGGGCCTACCCGGCCCGTCCCGCGACCGGCCGTCCGGTCGTCTGGCGGGGGGTGACCCAGCCGGGGACGGACGGGTCCACGGCTGGTGGCGGGGGGATGGTCCTCGGCCTCGACGAGTGGGACCCGTGGTCGGGGACGGACCCGGGCGGGTCCGGTGCCGTGCAGCTGACCGGGAACCAGTCGAAGGCCGGGGTCTTGACCTTGAAGGACGGCCTCGTCGTCCCCAACGGCGGCGCGGTGTCCATCCCGGACGGGTCGCTGACCCAGGCCGACATCGCGGGCCTGGTGACGCGGCTCAACGCGATCGAGACCGCGCTGGCGAACAAGGCCGACTCCATCAACGCGATCGCCGCGTACGTGAAGGCCGGCGACCCGATCCCGGCCGGCCTCCCGGTCGGGAGCATCGTGGCGCTCGAGGTGACGGCCGGGACGACCGGTGTCGCTGACCCGGCGTTCGTCGGGTACGCGCCGGTGAGCGGGACCTCGGCCACGCTGACGATGGCGCTCCCCACGGGTAGCGCGGCCGGTCACCTGATCGTCGTCCCCCACATGCACTCCCCCGGCTTGAAGGCCGACGGGACGACCATCAACGACCCGTACACCTACAGCCCGCCCGGGACGACGGGCGTGGCCTCGAACACGCTGAACTCGACGAACCGGTTCGAGGTCACCTACAAGGTGCTGACCGCGGCCGACATCACGGCCGGGTCGGTGTCGATCACCTTCGCCGGTCCTCAGAAGCCGACCGGCGCGGCTCTCGTCATCGCCAACGCGGGGGTCCCCACGGGGAGCATCGTGGTCACGGCCAGCAGTGCGACCGCGACCCCGCCGCCGATCACGACGACGAAGCGGGCGCTGATCTTCACCTTCATCGCCAAGCGCGTCACCGGTGCCACGTTCACCGGGTCGACGCAGCCGAGCGGGGAGACGATGGTCGGCTCCCCCACGTCGAACGGAACGTCGACCGGTGGTGAGACGGCCCTGGCCACGGCCCAGTTCCCAACCGTCCAGGCGGCGGGGACGATCACCCCGACCGGGTGGACGCTCAACGCGGCTGCTGCTGTCTTCGCGGCCACCATCGCGATCCCCGCGACGGCCTAATGCCTACGGGGGCGACGGCTGACATCTTCCGGGTGTCCTCGACTGCTGGGGCCGGGAACTTCTACGACCTCAAGTCGAACACCGGCGCGGTCGACGTGGTCCTGGTCCGAAAGACGGCGGCCGGGTACGTCCCTCTCGTCCAGTCGGACGCGACCGGGGGCCCGAAGGTCACGGGGACCCGGTTCGGGGCGTGCGTCCCTCAGTACAAGCCGGGGACCGCGTCGACGACGGGCTCTGAGGCCGACATCGTCGCGCAGTTCGGCCAGAAGGCGATGGTCCGGCGCTTCAACGGGGTCCCGACCACCACCCCGCCGTCGAAGCTGGCGGGGGCCAGCGGGAACCACATCTCCTGGTCGTTCGGGATCGCGGTCCTCGGCGGGTCCCCGACCCAGGCCCAGATCGACGCCCGGATCGCGTCGAACAACCAGATGGCCCAGGCCGTGATCAGCGGCCAGTACGACGCCCAGATCAGCGCGACCGTGGCGAACCTGGACCCGGCGTACTGGTTCGTGGAAGTCCTCCACGAGTTGGACACCAAGGTCAACGGCGGGTGGCTGACCCTGTCGAACGGCCAGCAGTTGAAGGCCCACGCCTACCAGGTGATCAAGAACGCGAACTCGGACCTGAACGTCGTCGCCACCTACCAGGCGTACGGCTTCTCCGACTCCAACACCGCCTGGTCGAACGGGACCTTCACCGCCCGCTACGGGTCGATCCCCCACGACGTGATCGGGCTCGACTTCGACGGGATCCAGCCGGGGAAGGACGCGCAGGGGAACTACGTCCTGCCCTACCCGACGCTCCAGGCCAACCGGATGCAGAACGCCCAGCAGTGGGTCCGCAACCGGGGCCTCGTCGGCTGGTGCGTCCCGGAGTGGGGGACCTACTCGAACGCAGTCGTGGCCGACGCCAACAACCAGGTCCTGGCCGACACCTTCATCAACTACCTCGGCAACCAGTGGCTCAAGTCGACCATGCCTCCGCTGTTCGCGCTCTGGTACAACTACGGGCCGAACCCTGAGTCGACGGCCACGACGTACTCCGACGTCCTCACCCAGCCGGCGTCGGTCGGGGCCCTCCAGGCCTTCGTCGCCCAGTACCAACTCGCCGCCTAGGAGGACCCGTGGTCTACACACCCGGTCAACAGACCACCCTCCCCACCGACCGGACGACGGCCACCACACCCGAAGACCACCTCGACGACCACCTGACGCTGCACGGGGCCGTCAACGACCTGACGGCGCTCCGGTTCATCGCCGGCCACGCTGTCCCTTCGGGGTGGTGGGGCGGGAACCTGTTCAGCTGGGGGGCCAGCGCGGCAGCGCCTGTCTCGGGGACGGTTTCGTTCGCTCCGCTCACCGTCCACGTCCGCCAGTCGTTCCAGGCCCTCGGCTTCCAGCTGGCGGTCCTCCAGGTCGGCGGGGCGGTGACGTGCAGCCTGGGTCTGTACGCGGAGACGAACGGCTACCTGGTGTTGTCGTCGACCGCTCTGCTCGCGTCTGGTTCGGTCAACCTGACCTCAGCGGGCGGCGCGGCCGGGAAGAGGTCGATCCCGCTGGGCCCTCGGACCCTCGACCCGGGCATCTACTGGGCCGCGTTCCAGTACAACGCGAGCACGGCCCCGACCACGATCCCGACGATGCAGATGATCGGTAACAACGGGTACCAGCTGCCCCACCCCGACTCCTTCGGCATCGGCCAGACCGCACGCGGGTACCGCGTCTCGGGTGTCACGGCGCTCCCGGTGGCCGGTCAGTCCTTTGCGATCTCCGGGTCGACCGACGTCCCCGTGATGGAACTCCGGGCGGCCTGACGTGGCCTACGCCTCCGGGTACTCCGGTGGCTACGCCGACGCGCAGTCGGTCACCGCCAGCCGGTCGACCTCCTGGACGGTGACTGCTCCCGTCGCTGCGGCCAAGACCACGACGTGGACGGGCCTGACCGCGACGACCGCGGCCCGGTCGACGGCCTGGGCGGTCCGGGCCAAGACCATCTCGACGCGGGACATCTCCTGGGACGTGTCGACGGCGACGAGCTCGGCGTGGGTCGCCTCGTGGGACGTGACGACGACGGCCGCTGTCACCCGGTCGACATCGTGGGCTGTGCTGGGGCCGGTCCTCGGAGCGTGGTACTCCGACGACTTCAACCGGGCCAACGGGGTACTCGGCGCGAACTGGGCCACGACCAGCGGTGCTCCGCTGGCGGTCGGCGGGAACGCGGTCATCACCGGGGCCTCGTCGAACGCGGCCCGCTGGACGACCGACCTGGGCTCGGGGACTCAGTTCAGCCAGGCCACCTACCGGGGCGGGTCGTTCGTGGGTGTGGCCGCGGCGCTGTCCGCGTTTCCCACCGGGACGAGCAACAACACGCCGACCTGGTACGTGTTCCGGCAGACGACCGCTGGGGCCGGGACCGAACTCGTCCAGAAGAACCTCGGCGGCGGCGGACACACCGGGTTGGCCACGGGAGGTCCGAGCCTGACGGCCGGGGACGTGGTCCGGGTCGAGTGGGACGGTACGACCCTGACCGGGTTCATCAACGGCGTCCCCGTGCTGTCGGCCACCCCCGCGAACCCCATCGGCGGTCAGAACTACGTCGGGATGGCGTACGGGACCACCGTCTCGGGCGTGACGGTCCTCGACGACTGGTCGGGTGGTGTCCTGGCCGGGAGCCAGCCCGCGCAGGTCACCTCGACCCGCTCGGTGTCCTGGAGCGTGGCCGTTGCCGCCGCGACGTCGCGGTCCACCTCCTGGGCGGTCCTCGCGCGGGCCAGCGTGTCCCAGTCGACGTCGTGGGCCGTCGCGGGCCGGACGGTCGCTGTCCGGTCGGCGTCGTGGGGTGTGACCTCGTCGGTGGCCGTGACCCGAGCGACCCAGTGGAAGGCCGCGGCCACCATCGCGGTGCTCCGGTCGACGACGTGGACGACGACGGCCTCGAGCGCGGCCGTCCGCCCGACCAGCTGGGCGGTGAGCGCGGGAGCCACCGCGACCCGCTCCACCTCCTGGACGACCCGCTCCCCGGCCTCCGCGACCCGGCCGAGCACCTGGACGACGCAGACCCGCACCACGACCACCAAGACCGCCACCTGGACCGTGCTGGCCTCCACGACCACCGCGAAGGTGTCGACGTGGACGGTCCTCTCCCCCGCCGTCGCCGTCCGAGCGACCACCTGGGCCACCGTTGCTCAGACCGCCGCGGCCCGGGTCGCGTCGTGGTCGGTGTCGGCCGCGACGACGACGACCAGGGCCACGACGTGGTCGGCGGACTCCACCGGCCAGGTGTCGACGGCCCGCGTTACCACCTGGGCGAGCTCGGCCCGCACCACCGTGCTGCGGCCGCTGTCGTGGACGGTCACCACCCCGGCCTCGACCGTCCGGGCCGCGACCTGGACCGTCACCACCCCCGCGAGCACCGCGCGGGCGACGTCGTGGACGGTCACCTCGACGAGCACGGCCCTGCGGCCGGCGTCCTGGACGGTGTCGGCCCGGGCCAGCGCCGCGCGCGCGGCCTTGTGGTCGGTGTCATCGTCCGTAGCGGCCACCAGGACGACGACGTGGGCCGTCGCGGGGACCAACCTGACGGTCGCGGTCACACGGGCCACGTCGTGGGCTGTGCGAGCCGCTGCGACGACGGGACGCCCGACCCTGTGGACGACTTGCGCTGAGACCTCCTCGTCGCGCACGTCCGCGTGGGCGGTCCTGACGGGGGTCTCCTCGTCGTGGGCCACGAGTTATGCGATCCGCGTAACGCGTATCGCTTCACGCTCCACGCTGTGGGCCGTGGCCGCCGCCGCCGCGACCACCCGGCCGGCCTGGTGGACAGTCCGGGTCCGGGTCACCGCGAACCGGACGGCCGTCTGGGCTGTGGTCGACGTCCAGCCGGTGAGCACGGTCCGCGCCGCGAGCTGGGCGAGCGCCGCGTTCGTCACGACCACCCGAACCGTCCACTTCTCGATCGTCGCGCTCTACCGCCAGATCACAGCCCGGCCCAACCAGGGCCGGACCACACGTCCCAATCCCTCGCTCACCGCGAGGACCGCCAGCGGGACCGAAGCGCGGCCAGTCACAGCCCTCACGCCCCGGGCCGCTGACGGCGTCACCCTGCGGTTCTGACTGCCGACCAACGGAGGACCCATTGACCATCGTCGACCGCTCGCCAGAAGCGATGACCAACCGCGCCCGGGTGTATCTCGCGGCGTCTGGGTTCCGACACACCGTGCTCGGCCTGTTCCTGATCGCGACGCCGTGGCTGTTCTCCGCAGCCCTGTTCGTCCCGATCTTCAACCTGCTGCCGCTGACCGCCTGGGGGATCATCATGCTGCTCTGCGGGATCGTGTGTACGGCGTCGTGGATCGCGCGGAACGGTGACCTGGCCCGAGTCGGGATGGTGCTGTCGGCGTCGATCACTCTCGTCCTCGCTGCCGGCCTGACCATCGGGCTCGTCAGTGTGTGGGCCAGCTGGATCGAGACCGTCACCTGGCCTGAGGCGTGGGCCCTGTTCGTGTCGCGTCAGGTGACGTACCCACCGCGTCTCGTCGCGGTGGCCCCGTCCCCACCGTCGCCGTTCCTAATGCTGGTGATGATCGCGGTCACGGTGAAGGACTTCGCGGTCACCGCCCAACCGATGCGCGTCCCGCTGGAGGAGTCCATCAGCCGCCGCCGCAAGAGGGCGTGACGCGTGGAGGACGTCTCCCCTTGGGTCAGTTCGCTGCTGACGGCCCTGGGGATCTTCGGCACGCTCCTGGGGGTGTGGCTGGCCCGTCGCGGGAAGCGCGAGGACAACCAGCGCCTCGAGAACCAGCAGACGTTCGACCAACTCCAGACGGTGGCCGACGCACGCAAGGACGAGATCACCCGCAAGGACGCCGAGATCGTCCGCCTCCAGACCCTCCTCGACACGGCCCGGGCCGACGTGGACCGGATCCGCACCCAGTGGGAGGACCGATGGAACCGGCAGATGAAGCGGTGCCGCGAGATCACGGCCGCGCTCGTCGAAGCGATCTCCGCGCTCCGCAAGGCCGCTGGACCAGCGGTCGGGGACAGCCGGGTCAACGAGGCGATCGAGTCGCTGCGCGAGCACAACGAGGACGACCACAACGAGACGATGGAGGGCTGACATGGCACTGACCGCGAAGCACGTCGAGCAGGTCCTACGGGCCATCCCCGGCGCGTACGGCCGCCAGGTGACGAGTCTGGCGGTGCTCGCGTCGGGAGCGGACGCGGCCCTGTCGACGGCCCCGGAGGGCCTGACGGTGAAGGGAGCGGCTGCGTTCCTGGCCACGATGGCCCAGGAGTCCGCGTCGTTCCGCGTCACCGAGGAGTACGCGAAGAACGGCCGCTACGCACCGTTCATCGGGCGGACGTTCGAGATGGTGACGTGGAAGGACAACTACGCCGCGTTCGGGAAGTGGTGCTCCGAGCGGGGCCTGCTGTCGGACCCGGACACGTTCGTCGACTCCCCGAAGAAGCTGGCCGAGATCCGGTGGGCCTGGCTCGGCGGGGTCTGGTTCTGGCGCAAGAACGGGATCTGGGCGTACGGGAACCGCGGCGACTTCCTCGCCACCCAGCGGGCCGTGAACCTCGGGAACCCGACCTCAAGCGCCACCCCGAACGGGATCAGCGCACGACGGGCCTGGTACGACGCCTGGCTCAAGATCGGGGACGACCTGCTCCCCACAACCGAGGAGGTCCCTGTGAAGCTCGCCCCCCGCCACGGAAAGGCTCTGGCCGCGTACGCGCGCGGCCGGGTCGGTGACTCGTACGGGATCGCGTGGTGCCAGAAGTTCACCAACGAGTGCGGCCAGACCGGATCGGTCGGCGACTACGACGGTGACGCGGCCGCGGACGCGGAGGACGGCTGGAAGAAGGCCGTCGCCAACGGTCGGGTCGTGAAGGCCGCCGACGTGAAGTACGACCAGATCCCGCCCGGGGTCTACCACTACTGGACGGGCGGGTCGTCTGACCACGGCCACGCCGCTGTCGGCCTGGGCGGGCGTCGGATCGTGTCCACCGACATGACCGACTCCGGTCCGCGCTACGGCCGGATCGGGGAATGCGACATCACCATGCCCCGCGTCCACTGGGGGCTCACCTACGCCGGATACGCCCTCGTCGAGGGCAACGGCTACACCCTGATCGACCCACCCGAAGTCCAGGAGGACCAGTTCGCCATGACCACCACATCCGAAGTCGTCAAGGCCGTCGTGCCCGCGCTGATCACGGCGATGAAGGCCGACGACGACCTGCTCCACAAGATCGCCCAGGCCGTCCTCGACGAGGACTACGTCCCGAACGGGGGCGCGCTGACCGCGAACCCCGACAACGAGAACGTGGCCCCGAAGACCGCGATCCACCAGCTCGGCGACAAGTCGAACCGGATCGAGGCCAAGGTCGACGCGCTGACGGCGGCCGTGGAGGCCCTTGGGGCCGCCCCGTTTCCCGACCCCGCTCCCCCTGCCCCCGGAGCCTGACCCGGGCTGGAAGTTCCTGGTCAACCTCGTCCCCGCTGACACCGACGTCGTCCCGCAGTACGGGGTCCCGATCGCCGGTGGGTGGGGCGGGACCCAGGGACGCGACCGGGCCGACCAGCCGACGAACGCCGGCGACGACCTGGTCCTGTCCCGCTACGAGGCGGGCGGTGGCCTGGCCGTGGAGACGCGGACGGTCATCGGCGGCGGTCACGGGGACCGGACCGACCACGCCGACGGCCACATGGTCACCCGCATCAACGGCGTGTGGTCGAAGGTCACGTTCGGCCCCGAGTTCACGACCGAGCCGACGAAGGCCCCGCCGTCGTGTCCGCTCCCCCGCCCGAACGGGTCCCAGGGAGACGCTCACCTCGGCGGGACCCGGTGGGTCCGGCTCCACGGTGGGTCGATCAAGACCGACCCGGCCTGGCACCCAGGGGAGAACGCGTGGCTCCAGGTCATCGACGGGACCGTGGAGGTCGGGCGGATCGACCTCGACGCGGTGGCCCGCGACGTGAAGGGGAACCCGATCGGTGGCCGCTACGAGCCCGAAGGTGTCACCGTCGCGGAGATCGACGGGGAGCCGTGGGTCATCGTCGGGTTCTCGGTCGGGCAGCTCGGCCACACCACCCTCAACCTGTACGGCCGGCCGGTCCGGCTGGTCTGACCCTCAACCGAAGGAGCACCATGTCCACCGTCCCCGCCCACGTCAACCCCGAGACGACGTGGAGCCCGAAGGTGATCGCCGCGGCTGTCGCGTCGTTCCTGGCCCCCGCGATCCTGGCGACGATCGTCTACATCATCGCGAACCCGGACTCGCTGCCGATCCACAGCCCGATCCTCGGGGTCCTCGTCTTCGCGGTCCTCACCAGCGCCGCGACGACGATCTCGTCCTACCTCAAGCGGGACCCGCTGCGTCGAGGCTGACCGGGTGGCAAGTAGCGGACATGTCCGGTTCCTGCTGCTCCTACGACGGCCCGATCCGTAACGACGGCCCATAGGTTCTCCCTCAACAGGCCCCGCTCTGGAGCCTGGCCCACCAGGAGGAACCCCATGAAGATCCGCACCCGCATCGCCACCGCCGTCGCCGTGAGCATCCCGCTGATCACGGTCCTCGCGGAGACGGCGAGCGCGGCCGGCCGCGCGTCCGGTCGCGCCTGACCACCACCCGCTAGGTTCGCCCCTGGCGACCAGGCCGGATCAGCCCCCCACCTCTTCGGAGGTGGGGGGCTTTTCTGCGTCTGCGAGGTCCGTCGCGCACCGCTGGCACAGCCGCTCGCGCTGGGAGTCGGTGAGCGACTGGCCCAGGGCCCGGATCGCCAGCTGCTCCGCGACCTCGTTCAGCGCCGCGAGGAGCGGGGTCGACGCCGGCGCGAGGAGCGACACCAGGTAGGGGTACGTCCGGGCCAGGACCTGCTGCGGCTTCGCTCCCGCGCACCCCGGAGGGGTCGGATGGTTCCCCACTCCCAGGTGGAGGCGGGCGTCGGACTCCGGACCGCCCCGGTACAGGACAGCGACCTTCTCGGTGATCATCACGAGCCTCCTAGTTCAGGGTCAGGGTGGCGTTCGTCGCTCCACCACACCTCCCGGGCGCGGTCTGCGGGGACCCGGTACCCGAACGCCCACACGCATCCGGTGCAGTACCAGTCCCCCTCGGGCTCGCGCGGGAAGAGGCGATGGTCCCCTGGGGTCGAGTTCGCGTCCGGTGGCCGCCACGAAGGACCGGGACGATGCACCCGCTCACCGACGTCTCCACCGATCTTGGTGGCTCGGCTCGGACCTCGGAGCGTCCAGGTGGCCGGGTGGGTGTCGTCGACGGGGACGGGCTCCACGTCCTCACCGAGCGCGTACCGCCTGGTCTCGTCGGTGACGAGGCGTCCACCGTTCGGGTCGACGACGGCCTCGGCCATGATTCGGAGGAACGCGGCGAACCGGTCGACCTGCTTCTCGTCTCCGGGGGTCACGGAGCCTTCGCCATCTCGGGGAGGGGGAGGACGACCATCCGGCCGTCCTCGCGGGTGTTGCGGACGACGGGGGTCAGCGGGACGCCGGCCGTGATCAGGGCCAGTCGCTCCTCCGGGTCGGCCGGGACGGGTCGGAGGATGCCGTCGCTGCGCCGGTAGGACCACTCGACGTCGGGGCCGGTCGGGTCGACGGTGAGCGGGGACAGGAGGTCCTCGACGCGGGCCAGCCGGTCGGGGACGTCTCCCCAGGTGGCGAGCTCGTCCTCGAGGCGGCGGGTGAGTTCGCGGGAGGCCGTCTGGATCATCGTGTTGAGGGTGTCCTCCAGGGCCTGGATGCGGCGACGGAGGTCCTCGATCTCGATGATGCCGGTCCCGCCGGCTCGGGATGGTCCGTACGCGGGCGCGGTCATGCCTGTGCTCCTTCGGTGGTGGTGGTGGGGGTGAGGACGCCGTTCTCCAAGCGGCCGAGCTCGCCGAGCGGGACCCAGTGGTCGTCGAGGAATCCCGGGGGGTAGGCCGCGGCCCAGCGGGGTCCGAGGGCGTCGTTCGTCTGGGTCCGAGCGTCCTCCGAGTCTCTGGCGACGACGGTCAGGTAACCGTCCTTGTGGGCCTGGGGGAACGTGGGGTGGGGCTCCCGGGGGTACCGCTGGCCGAACGTGATCCGGTACTCCATCACGGCTGGTCTCCTTCGGTGGTGGTGACCGGCTCGTAGGTCTCGTCGAAGATGTCCGGTTTGCAGGGGTAGAACTCGCCGTGAACTCCCCGGATGATCCAGTCCCCCGGCGAGGCGGTCATCGTTCCTTCGAGAGTGACGATCTCGAACTTGTCGCCGCGCGCCACCACGTCCTCGGTGTTCACGAACGTGATGGCCTCGACGAGGTTGTGTCCGGTCCAGAGGACGGCCTCGACCTCGACGGGCTTCTTGCGGAACTTCACGGCTGGTCTCCTTCGGTGGTGGTGACGGGGAACAGGATCCGCCAGCGGTTGCCCGGGGTCCGCTTCGCGGCGATCCTCCCGGTGCGGGCCCAGCGGCGGACGGTCCGCGCGTCGACCCCCTGGTCCTTGGCGGCTTCCTCTGGGGTGACCCAGGTCTGCTCGGTGGGTGGTGGCATGGCTCCATCCTGGCGGGCAGATTGTCCGTTGTCAACCATCGTGGGTGTCTTGACCGAAATGACCAGGGCGGCTAGGCTCGGGGCATGTCCACCACCACCAGTGAGGTTCCCGTCCGCGAGGACGGCCACTCCGTCGGGTGCAACGGGTACGGGGTCCTCGGCTTCGACGTCGTCGCCACCCCAGCCGGCCCCCGGATCACGCGGTACCACTACTGCGTCGTCCCTCCCCGCGCCCACCACCAGACCAGCAACACGGAAGGCATCCGATGAGCCCCACCGCTCCGGCCCCCAAGGTCGAGATCACCGAGGAGCAGGTCCGCGACTACCTGGCCTCCCACCGCGACCCGCGCTGGGCTGCGCTCGCTGCTCCGTTCCCCGAGGCCGAGATCGAGAAGCTGCCCAAGGCCGTGTCGAAGGACGACAAGGACTACGGCCAGTGCGTCCAGGGGTCGCGCTACTCCGCGGACGGCGTGTTCTGCGGGAAGCGCCACGCGCGCTCCGTCCACCTCGACTACGTCGGCCACGCCGGTCTGACGATGCGGCTCAACACCGTCGTCGGCCCGGAGAACTGGGACTGGGACTCGATGGCCCACCACCCGTCCGGGACGCCCGGGATCATCGACGGCGGGATGTGGATCACCCTGACGATCCTCGGGGTGACGAAGAAGGGCTACGGCGACGCGCAGGGGAAGACCGGCCACAACGCCACGAAGGAGACCATCGGCGACGCTCTCCGCAACGCGGGGATGCGGTTCGGGATCGGGACCTACCTGTGGAGCAAGTCGGACCACGCCGCGAACCTCCACACCGACCCTGAGCCGGAGGGGAACACCCAGCCCTCGCGGGAGTCGCAGGCCCCGGAGGAGAACCGGGAGCAGCGTCTCCTCCAGGAGGCCCGCGACCGGGTGTTCGCGGTCCACACCGACCTCTACCCGGACCTGTCTCCGTCGGCCCGGATGGACGCGGTCCGCGCCGAGCTCATCGCCCGGAAGTACAACGGGGCCGACCTCGCGGACCTCAACAGCTTCGCCACCGAACTCGAGGTAGAGCGGGACGGTGCGCTTCCCGACGCACCCTCCGCTGAGGACGCGCAGCGCACCGACGAGGTCCAGTCGTGACCGCGCTGACGGTGCGTCCCGCTGACGCGTACGCCGCGCTCCGCGTGATCGCTGACGCCGCAAAGGCCGCGGCCGACGTGGTCCTAGAGGAGAACGTCGTCCCGACCGCTGAGGCCACCGGGACGAGCACCTTCACCACGCCGTTCGGGAAGGTCTACACCTCCACCAGCGAGGCCCACGTCGACATCCTGTCGTCGGCCGACCTCCGCGCGTGGCTGGTGGAGAACCTCCCCTACGACCCGCGCGAGGGCCGCGAGGAGGTGCTGTCGGTCGTCCCCGAGCACGACGAGGACACGTTCGACGAGCACCAGCTGCGCCGCGCGGTGACCGCCGTGGAGTCGGTGTCTTCCCCCGTGTTCGAGAAGGTGTTTGCCAGGACCATCGCTCTCGCTGCGCTCCGGGCTGCGTTCCCTCCCCGGACGGTCCCGGAGAAGATCGCCGAGTGGGTGATCCCGTACCTCACCGAGCGGGCCAAGATCGTCACCTGGGAGGAGCCGGGGCCGGATGAGACGCATCCGGACCGTGACCGGTCGTCTCGCCTCGTCGTCGTCGACTCCGAGACGGGGGAGGAGTGGCCGTGGGCCACCGCCGTCCCGAAGAAGGTGACGTGGTCCGGCCGGTTCGACAAGGAGAAGAAGGCCGAGACCGCTGGCCTGATCCTCGACCAGGTGTCCCAGTTCGCCAAGCTCGTCGGCGTGAAGGAGATCGGAGCATGAGCGAGCAGGTCAGGGTAGCCCGGATGCTCACCCCCGAGGAGCGACCGGCCGCTGTCGCCGCGGTGAAGGACCAGGCGTTCACGATCCGTCAGGGGTGCGACCACTGCGACCACACCTGCGGGGAGCAGCGCGTGATCGTCCACTCGCGGGGAGGCTCGTTCGGGGCCGACTGGGACCTGGCCGACGTGGTCGAGTTCATCGAGCAGGCCGACCTCGTCGCGTGGGTCCCGAGAGGCGACCACCAGCTCGGCGCGGAGAAAGACGGCCGGACCTACTACTTCCAGGTGAAGGAGCCGTCGTGAGCGAGCGCCGCTACTGGGCGACCGCTGTCTACCGCGACGTCGAGGACGCCGAGCGCCGGCGTCGTCTCGTGCTGTGGGGGGTGCCACTCGGTCTCGCTGTCGGGTGGGTCGGCAACGTCTTCCACCAGGACCGGCCGTGGTTCGACCGCCTCGAGTACCTGCTGGCCTTGGTGATCTTCGCGGCCCTGTTCACCCACATTTTGCGCGGGGTCCGCTTCATCCAGGAAGGCGACGACCCCGACATCAACCAGGAGGAACCTCGATGAGCATCACCATCACAGCCCAGACCCGCACTGTCTACGTCGAGAAGGCGATCGACATCATCCAGTGCGCTGGGTGCGGGATCGACTTCGGGATCGGCCAGGACTTCGAGCGCCGCCGCCGGGAGGACCACGGGACGTTCTACTGCCCGAACGGCCACTCGAATGTCTACGACCACGAGACCGAGGCCGAGAATCTGCGGTTCCAGAACGAGCGGCTCCGCGCGCAGGCCAAGACGGCGCGGGAGAACGAGCAGTTCCACCGGGAGCGCGCCGCGCACGAGCGTCGGTCCGCGGCCGCCGTCCGGGGTCACCTGACGCGACTCCGGAACCGGATCTCCAACGGGGTGTGTCCGTGCTGCCAGCGGTCGTTCGAGAACGTCCGCAACCACATCAAGGGCCAGCACCCCGCGTTCGCGGAGACCCACCCCGACGCCCTGGAGCCGTCGTGAAGGGGAGCGTGGCTCCGCTCGAGCCGTACGTCCCGCCCCCGAGGATCACGAAGGCCACCCAGCCGACGATCTCGGAGACGTTGTGGCGGTGCTCGAAGTGCAGGAAGTGGTCGCACGCGAAGCGAAAGCCGTCGAGCCACGAGCGGTTCATCCGCGACAGTGACCTGGCCGAAGTCCTTCCAGGCGCACAGCGGGTGTTCCCCGAACTGAGCCTGGAAGGCGAGACCCGGGAAGGCGGCTGGAAGGTCCCTTGCGGCCCGTTCGAGAAGTGGGAGGCGTGGAAGGTGGAGACCCCGTGACGTTCGAGGTGTTCCACCGGCCGCGCGCCGCGCGCGGTCCGATGCTGGTCACGGTCCAGGAGAACGGGGTCCTGCGGCTCAACATGGCCGCGTACCGGGCCCTCGACCAGCCGACGTACGTCCACCTGCTCTACGACGGGCCCCCGCTCGTCACGACCGCGTCAGGGCCGTGGTGCGAGAGGATCGCGATCCGCGCGTGCGCGGGGTCCAGCGACACCACGTTCCGCGCCGGGGGGTCGGGGATGATCGGCGCGGCCGAGTTCATCCGGTACATCGGCCTGGCCCCTGGTAAGTACCCGGCCGCGTTCGTCGACGATCTCCTGGTGGTCGACTGTGGCTAGCTACCAACCGCCCCGCGAGTACCAAGCAGGTCGAGTGTCCATCCTGCTACCGGAGGGTGTCAGTGTCGAACGCTGGGGTGATGCGCTACCACAACCAGCACCCCGGGAAGGGTGCCGAGTTCTGCGACGGGGCCCAGCGAACCGTCGAGGAGACCCAGGCCAAGATCGTCCGGGACGGCCGGTGACGTTCGAGACGCCGGACGGGTCGTTCTCCCCGGCCGCGCGGGACGCGATCATCACGGCCGCGCTGTGGCGCTGCGTCGGGTGCGGAGCGCCGTCCCCGCTGACGACCCAGCACCGGATCGCGCGGGGGATGGGCGGGACGAAGCTGGCGAAGATCAGCCACCCCACGAACGGGGTGTGTCTGTGCGGGTCGGGGACGACGGGCTGTCACGGGTGGGTCGAGCACCACCCCGACCTCGGACACGCGCTCGGCTGGGTCCTCCACCGCGCCCAGGACCCGCTCGAACGTCCGTGGTGGTCGCTGAACGGGTGGCGCTTGTGGTGGCCCGACCTGACGGTGTCCTGGCTCGAAGACGACCATCCGCACCTGCCCGACGGCTGGCGTGAGGCCGTCGCGGCCTACCTGGAATGGAGACCCCTGTGACCGACGTGGGCTTGCTCATCTTCCTGGCCGCCGTGGTCTCGACCCTGATCGTGCTGGTCGTCCAGCATGGGATGGTCGGGCTGATGCGCGGCCTCGGGACCGGGATGGAGAAGACGTGGACCCGGATCGCGTTCGGGCCGGCGAAGCCACCACCCGCACTCCCGGACCCGTACGAGGGGTGCGACCCCCGCGTCCGCGTGGCCCTGGCCGCGAACCGTCCCCTCGACGAGGTGATCGTCGAGGCCGAGCTGTTGGCCTACCGCCTCCACAACGCGTCGGTCCCCCGCGAGGAGCAGCAGCGCCCCGACCCCCCGAAGGGTCCGGCCAGGCCACCGATGTCGGGGGTGGAGGTAGCCGCGTACGTCCCCCTCGGCCAAGCGATCCCCGGGGACCTTCCCGTGAACAGCATCGTGGCCCTGGAGGTCGACCGGTTCCACCGGGACGCCGACCGGATCCGCGTCTTCCGCCGGGACGCCGACCGGATCCGCGCCCACGACGCGGTGTCGCTCCCCCACGTCACCGCGACCACGCCGAAGGTGACCTATGACCTCCACACGCCGTGCCGTGAGTGCGAGTTCGAGACGATGACCATGTTCGGCGGGGAAGTCGCCATCCCCATCCGGGTCCGGGCCTGTCCCGTCCACGGGGGGACGCGTTGGTGACCCCGCAGGAGGCGTGGATGTTCCAGGCCCGCGCGATGAAGGAGAAGGGCCCGGGTGGCCTCCAGGTCAGGTTCAACGAGTTGGCCGAAGCTCTCGGCTGGCGTTGGTACCACCCGCCACGAGCGGTGAACGAGAAGGTGACGGCCGGCTTCCCCGACAACACCCTGGTCAATCCTCCGCGTCTGCTGTTCGCCGAGCTCAAGCAACAGGCCCAGCATCCCGAGCCGGCGCAGCGGGAATGGCTCGACGACCTCGCCGCGTGCGGGGTCGAGGTGTACGTGTGGCGGCCGTACGACCTGATCTCGGGGGAGATCCGGGCCGTCCTGATGGGGCTCCCGATCCAGGACCCGCTACCGACCAGCGGCAGAGACGGGGGGTTGACACGGCGGCGATAGGAAGGGGTAAGGTCCGCTCCAGCAGCACCCCACCACCAAGGGATCGAAGAAGTGCGAAGCGGCCACCAGCCGGTGGTCGTCCTAAACGCCCAAGCGGGCCCGGTCCGAAGACCAGGCCCGCTCTCCACCACCAAGTGGAAGGGCACCAGCGGAAGCGAACGACTGATGCGTGAGCAAAGGTACAGGACCCCGACGGCACCCGGCAAGGGGGCCGTCCGATGAGCGGCGACCTTGAAGGTTTCGCCACCATCCCCCGCGCGATCCAGCGCGACCCCGACATCTCTGTGCAGGAGAAGATCGTCTACCTCGCGCTGTCGTCGAGGGCGAACGCTCGACTCCAGTGCTGGCCGTCGCTCGCTGTGATCGCCAAGGACGCGTCCGTCTCGGAGTCGACAGCTCGGCGCGCGCTCGACTCGCTCCGCGAGCGTGGCTTCGTCACCTGGACCGTGGACCCGAAGGGAAGGCCCGGACGGGCACCGAACATCTACACGCTCGGAGGCCCCGAGGAAGGGGTGTCACACAGACACCCCACCCCTGTCACAGAGACACCCCAGGGGTGTCCCACAGACCTACTAACGATTGAAGGGAACGATGGAAGGGAAGTAGACGTAGCGCCTGACCCGATCCTCGTCGCCTTCGAGGAGTTCTGGACGACCTACCCGAGCACCCGTCGAGCGGGGTCGAAGGCGAAGAACCTCGCCAAGTTCCGGACCGTCGTCAAGGCCGGCGTCGACCCCCAGATGATCGTCGAGGCGATCAAGGCCCGCGTGGCCTGGTGGGAGCAGGAGCAGACCCCGGACGGCTACCGCAAGACGTCGCTCCCGTGGCTGAACGGCGGGTGCTGGGAGGAGGAGATCGTGGGGCTCCGCGCGAAGGTCGCCACCAGGGACGCGTACTCGTTCACCGAGGGCCGTCCGACCCGCGAGCCTAACTGGGACATCGCATGAGCGAGACGGTGAGCACCGAGGTGGAGGCCGTCGACGCCCTCGACGGCCCCGAAGACGCGTGGTGGGAACGGGCCGTCGTCGGCGCGGTCCTCCAGGGCTACAACGACATCCCCCGGCTCAAGCGGCTGGTCGACCGTCACGACTTCGCGAACCCGATGCACGGCTACCTGTGGCAGCTGGCCGTCGACCTCGACGCGGACGGTGAGGTCCCCTCGGTGGCGATGTTCATCGCCCGGATGGGCGGCCACGTCCACCGGCTCCCCGACGGGCCGGTGTTCCTGACCGACCTCAACGGCGACACGACCATCCTCTCGTTCCAGGCCGAGCACTACGCCCGAAAGCTGCGCGAGTGCTCCCTCCTGCGCCAGAGCGGGGAAGTCGGGCTCCGGATGGTCCAGGCCGTACGGACCCCCGGCTCCGACCCGGAGCGGCTCCTCGCCTCCACCCAGGAGTGGCTCGACCGCATCCGGGAGCGCCGCGAGACCAACGACGTGAAGCCGTCCGCGCTCGAGGCTGTCGTCGACATCGCCCAGAACGGCAACCAGCGGGTCCCGACGACGGCCTGGTCCGACTTCGACAACCTGTTCCGCGGCTGGACCCCCGGAGGGGTGACCATCGTCGCCGGCCGCCCCGGCGCGGGGAAGTCGCTGTTCGCCGAGAACGCGGTCACCGACCTCGTCCGCCGCCACCAGCAGCACGCGCTGATCGTGAGCCTGGAGATGACCGAACAGGAGATCACCCAGCGGACCCTCGCCCACACGGCCGGGGTCAACCTCACCTCGATCCTCACCGGAGGCGACGCGCTCGGACCGAAGGACTGGGACCGGATCAACCGGGCCCTGCCGAAGATGCGGGCCGACCGCGACTACCTGACCGTCGTCGACGACGGCGGCCAGACCATCCTCGACATCAAGAGCGCGATCGTCGCCGCTCACCGCCGCGCCCACCGCGCCGGGAACCGGCTCGGGATCGTAGCGATCGACTACATCGGCCTCGTCCGGGCCGTGAACCCGCGACTGTCTCGCCAGCAGCACATCGGGGAGGTGATCGTCGAGTTGAAGGCCCTCGCCAAGCAGTACGACACCCACCTCCTGGTCCTCGCCCAGCTGAACCGCAACCCCGAGGGCCGACAGGACAAGCGCCCCCAGGTGTCGGACCTGCGCGAGTCCGGCGACCTCGAGCAGACCGCCGACAACGTGTGGCTGCTGTGGGAGGAGGAGGTCGAGATCAACGGCAAGATGGAGAAGTCCGACGACGTCGAGGCCATCCTCGGCAAGCAGCGCAACGGCCCGACCGGAGTCCGGAGCCTAATCAAGTTCGGGGAGTACGCCCGCCTGTCCCAGCCGGAACGGCTCACCCCGATCCAGTCGAGCCGCGACTACCTCTCGGTGGTGAAGGACTGATGGTCCGGGCGCTCCCCACGCTCCACGACCTCCCGCCGCTGTGGGACGGCCACCGGGTGGAGTGGAAGGGCTGGGAGACCTACTGGACGACGGCCGACTGGCACATGAAGCCGGTCACCTGCAACGAGTGCGGATCCCGGGACAAGTCCGCGATGAACACCGGCCTGGTCTACCCGCTGGCGGGGGAGACCGTGACCATGACCCGGCTAAAGCGGTCGAAGAACCAGCCCGGACGGACCTACGAGGTGACCCAGGAGATCCCGGCCACTCCGACGTACTGGCTCCACGTCTGGCGCTGTCCCAGCTGCCACCTGGACACGGTCTGGGACCGGCGCGATGACACCTGGTGGGACCTCGACGAGTCCGACTACGGCGTGGAGGGGTCGACGGACGGCGCGCTCCCCGGTCTGTGAGTCCCGCTAGACCTATCCCCGCCCTTCCGCTAGACTGAGACACGACAGACCACCACCACCAGCGAAAGGTTCCACCCCATGAGCACACCCACCCCGCCCGCACCGAAGCGTCGGGTCCTGGTCCCCACCCTCGTCGCCGGCGCGACCCTGATCCTGGGCCTGACCATCGGAAGCGCGACCGCGAAGTCCGACGCCCCCGCCCCGGCCCCGACCGCGACCGTCACGGTCACCAGGACCCCCCAGTCGTGCCTCGACGCGATCGACCACGGCGACCAGATCATCGGCTGGTCCAGCGACGCCTCCAAGATCGCGGGCGACAGCTTCCAGGCCATCGCGGACAGCGACTACGACCGCATCCCCGAGAACACGGCCAAGATCAACCGGCTCTCCGAGAAGGTCCGGGGCGTGACCCCCGACTACCACGCTGAGAAGGCCGACTGCGCTTCCCGCTGACCACCACCACCACCACCCCGAAGAAAGGCTCCACCCATGAACGACCAGAAGTCCCTCCCCGAGCGGGTCCGCGAGTACATGACCGCGGCCCCCGTCGTCGGCGGCCTGACCCGCGAGGTCTTCGACGCCTACCTCGCCCAGTCCGAGATCCTGGACGGCTTCGTCGACCACGACGCCGAGGGGATCCACGTCGACCCGAAGAACCACCACATCAGCATCGTGGGCCAGACCCACGGCGGTGAGCGCCGTCAGGTCGACCTCGTCGACCTCGGCTCGTGCCTGTCGCTGTGGTCCGGCCAGGGGGTCAACCTCCCGCCCGAGCTGGCCCGCTCGCTCGGTGAGGCCCTCGTCGCGTGGGCCGACCGGAAGAACCCGCCCCCCTTCGACCTCATGGTCACCCTCACCGGCCACGTCCTGGGCGACCTCAACGTGGACCCCTACATCGACAGGCTCCGCCTAGCCATCGACGGTGACGCCTTCAAGGTCGCCATCGACAACGGTCCCTGGACAGCGCCGATGACGGAGGGCGTCCTAATCCAGAAGGGACACGAGATCCCGTGATCTCTATCTGGGCGCTGATCGGCGTGGTCGGCCTCGTCGTCGCCGTCATCTTGTGGGGCTTCGCCGCCGCCGCGAAAGTCGTCCGCGACGAGAAAGACCGCGACTGACCCACTGACCGGGTGGCCCGCCCGCTCCCACCGCGCGCGGACGGGCCACCCTCACCACCACCACCACCACCAGGAAGGACACGCCGTGAGCGTGATCATCGCGTACGTCGGCGGGACCATGAACACCGAGCGGGAGACCGTCCGAGTCGCCCCCGGGTACATCACGATCCCCGCCTCCCCGGGTCTCCCCGAGGAGTTCTACCGCCGCCTCTCCGAGCCCGACGACGTCCCCGTCGTCTACGGCTCCGTCTCCACCCCCACCAAGGAAGGCTCACCCGCATGACCGACACCACCGCTCCCACGCTGGAGCACCTCGACCCGAAGACCCTGACCATCGGCCTGAACATCCGATCGGCCGACCACGTCGACCTCAACCCCGAGTTCATCGCCTCCATCCGCGACCGGGGCGTCCTCGAGCCCATCGTCGCCTGGCGGGACCCGACCGGGGCCATCGTCGTCAAGGCCGGCCAGCGCCGGACCCTGGCCGCGATCGTGGCCGAGCGCGACACCGTCCCCGTCTACGTCCACCCCTCCGAGCCCACCACGTACGAGCGGGTCGTCGACCAGTGGGCCGAGAACCACCACCGCACCGCGATGAACCTGACCGACGAGGTCGCAGCCGTCGACGAGCTGGCCCTGTTCGGTGTCCCGGCCGACCTGCTCGCGTCGAGCCTGAACCTCGACCCCGAGACGGTCCACGCGGCCCGGAAGATCGTCGCGTCCCCGACCGCGAAGACGTACGCCGAGGAGGGCCTGTCTCTGGAGTTCGCCGAGCTCGTCGCGGAGATGGAGGCCGACGGAGCGGACGGGGAGATGCTGATCGAGGTCTTCAACGACGCCGCGGCCGGCCAGGACGTCGAGCACGTCCGGAACGAGTGGGAGTCGGACAAGGCCCGGGTGAAGGCCATTGAAGACGCGACCGTCGCGCTGGAGGCCGAGGGGATCAAGGTCGTCGAGCGGCCCGTCGACCACGGCCCGCTCGCTCCCGAGTGGGAGCGGCTGCTCAACCTCAAGGTCTCCGCGAACGACCACGCGACCTGCCCCGGGAAGGCCGTCTACCTCACCGTCCACCAGGACTGGCGCACCTCCGGGTGGAACGTCACCACCACCGAGGTCTGCACCGACTGGAAGGCCAACGGCCACGAGAAGATGTCGTACGCCCAGCCCCCGGCCGCGAAGGTCCCGGCCTCCGAGCAGTCCGACGAGGCGCGTGAGGCCGCGAAGGCCGAGCGGAAGCGCGTCGTCGAGTCGAACAAGGCGTGGAAGGAGGCCACGAACGTCCGCGCGAAGTGGCTCCTCACCCTGGGGAAGTCGACCGCGACCCTGGCCGGGTCCGAGAAGTTCGTCGCCGGCCACCTGACGACGTGGATTCCGACGTCGGCCACCCACCTCCCCCTCGTCGGCCTGGACCGCGACAAGGTGTCCACCGAGATCAACCGGGCCTCCGCGAAGCGGGCCGCGCACCTGACGCTGTGCATCGTCGTCGCGTCGGTCGAGGACTACCTCACCGACGACGCGTGGCGCTCGCAGCTGGCGACCGCAGCCCCGTACCTCGAGATCCTCAGCAAGTGGGGGTACGGCCTGTCCGACATCGAGAAGCGGATCATCGCCGACCGCAAGGCCGAGGAGAAGGGTCGGAAAAAGTGATCGAACGCAGGTTCCACGTCAAGCCGCTCTACCCCGGGTCGTTCTTCTCCGAGGAGGGAGAGGCCATCCGCATCGACAACCCCGGTACCGCCGTGGCCCTCGACGCGGTCGACCCGGCCGGATGGTTCGCGCTGGAGGTCACCGACGCCTGGTGGCAGCGGTGGTCGACCGACGAGGGAGACGTCGAATGGCGGCCGTGTAAGGAGACCGTCGCCACCCCGGTCAACCGTCACCGGATCTACCGGGGCACCACCCACACCCTGGCCGAGGTCGAGTCGTGGGGCAACGAGTTCCGCACCCTCGCCGCGAACATGCGCGGGAACGGGTGGGACCCGATCGTCAAGACCCGGCGCGGGAACTACCAGCCCGTCGAAGACCGAGACGTGGTGCTCCCGTGACCCGCCTCAGTGACCGGCTCGTCGTCCAGCGCGTCGACGATCTCCTCGTCGTGATGGACGAGCAGGCCGGGGCCGAGATCGTGTTCGACCCCCAGATGCGGGAGCGGCTCGTCGAGACCATCGACTTGCTGTTCCCCGCTGAGGCAATCCTTCGGCTGGCCGAACCCGACCCTCCGACCACCGGCTACGTCTCCGCGCCCTACTGGTTCATCGTCTGCCAGGAGCCGGGGTGCGGAGTCAAGTCCACCGAGGACAGCGAGTACAGCGCCTGGGCCGACACGGGTGGTGCTCGTGACGAGGCGCTCGACAGCGACTGGGCCGAGACCACCGACGGCCTGTTCTTCTGCTCGGAGCACCGGAACCGGGCGTGCTCGGAGTGCTCGAAGCACGTCCCGGGCGGGACCGACGTCGAGCACGACAGCATGTGCGACGAGTGCTGGACCGAGGACGCCAAGGACAACCACGGCCACACCCCCACCCCCTCCACCACCGAAGGAACCCACCGATGAACCTCCGCCACCGCCTCGCTGCTTTCGGGGCCACCCTCACCCTCGCCGCTGTCCCCCTGACCCTCGTCGCTCCGACCGCTCAGGCGGCCGGGTGTCCCCCCGTCGCGGCTCACCGCGGCCTGGCCTACGAGGGGAGCGGGACCGAGAACGGCGAGCGCACCTTCCTGGCCGCGTACAAGATCGACGGGGTCGACTGGGCCGAGACCGACCTGTGGTTCACCACCGACCACAAGGGCGTCATGTTCCACGACAACACCCTGGAGCGGGTGTCGAACGGCGACGGCCTGGTGATCGAGAAGTCGTCCACCCAGATCGCCGCGCTCCGGCTCGACGACGGGGAGCAGATCCTCACCCTGGTCCGCCTCCTGGCCCTGGTCCGGGCCGACCCGAACGCGCACCTGTTCCTGGAGTTGAAGCGGTACCTCACCCCCACCGAGCAGGCCGTCCTCGAGCCCCAGCTGGTCGGCCTGGAGGGCCGCGTCTACCTGACCGGGTTCCGCTGGGAACTCGCCTCGATGCAGCGGATGAAGGCCAACAACCCGAAGCTGAACATCAGCCTCAACGTCGACGCGCCGCTCCTCCCGATGCCGGCCGGGATCTCCGGGGAGAACTTCACCTCCGCCTCCCAGATGACCCCGGAGGCCGTCAAGGCCATCCACGCGGCCGGGGGTGTGGTCCGGACCGGAGGGGAAACCCTCACCTCCTGGAAGGCCGGGATCGCGGCCGGGGCCGACATGATCGTCACCGGCCACCCGTACGCCTACCAGCGGGCCCGCTGGAACGGTGACCTCGGGTGCTGAGTGACCCTCACCCGGTAGCGGGGCGTCCGTGCGGATCCTGTCCGATGCGCGCGGACGCCCCCTCGGGGCTCTGGTCCCTCAGCGAGTACGCAAAGCTGCCCCCCTACGACGCAGAGACCTTCAACCAGCCGCCGCGACTGTTCATGTGCCACCAGAAGGACGGGAACCTGTGCGCCGGCTGGGTCGGCGTCGGCCTCGCGGCGGCCGGACCGCACCAACTCCTCGCGCTGCGGATCGCGCTCGCCACCGGCCGGATCGTTCGGTCGGTCCTGGACTACGTGTCCCCGGTCCCGCTGCACCCGTCGTTCCGAGCGTCTGCGGAGCACGGGGTCCGGGACCTCAACCATCGGTCAGCGCGGACGGTCAGGGTCGCAGACCGTCTTGTGCGGAAGGGGGTAGCCACAGACCAGGAATCCCGCTAGACTAAGACCAGACAGACCACCACCACCGAAGGGCCAGACCATGACCGACATCGCCACCCGCCGTGCGCTCGCTGGGATCTCCCACCTGGCCGAGAAGGCCGCGACCACCCACGATCCGAAGAAGGCCGCTCAGGACCTCGACGACGTCCGCGGCGAGATGCGTCGCTTCCTCACCGCGACCAGCGACGACGCCAAGCTGGCGTTGGCCCAGGTGGCCCACGCGTTCCCCGAGTTCCCGCTCTCCGAGGACGACACCGCCATCCTCGTCGACACCGCAGACCCGACCGCGCCCGACGGGTACGGCCGGACCTACTACCTCACCCTCACGGAGATCCCCAGATGACCAGCATCACCAAGATCAAGCGGCGGATGCTCGTCGCTCGTCGGTACGCCGACCACTACCCCGACCGCAAGACGTGGACCGGCCGGTCGGCCGTGGCCCGCAGGTCCCGCGACCGTCACACCCTCGCGGTGCGTCGGCTACGGGTCAGGGCCGCGAGGCGCGGTCTCGCGTTGCGTGGTGTTCACCACGCGTTCCGCCAGTTCAACAAGTCCGTCCGCGCGGTCGCTCGCGCCTTCGCCCAGTTCAGAATCGGAGCCTCCTCATGACCGCCACCGCTCAGGACGTCGCCACCAAGGCCGGCGTGTCCGTCCGTACGGTCGGCCGCGTCGTCAACGACCCCGCGCTCGTCGCGGAGGCCGTCCGTACGAAGGTCGAGACGGCGATCAAGGACCTGGGGTACGCCCCCAGCCAGGCCGTCCGTCGCCCGTCGACGTCGTCGCCGCTCGTCCACCAGGTGTCGATCCGCGTCGACGAGTTCACCGAGGCCGAGCTGGAGATCCGCGAGGAGACCCTGACCAAGACCCAGGGTCCTCGCCTGCGCGGGTGGGAGGCCGAGATCGTGCGCCAGGCCCTCGACTGGGCGTTCCGTCCTCCCGAGGGTGTCGACCCGATGCCGGACGACTTCCTCGGATCGGGTGCCCGCACCTCCCCCACTGTCTAGTCTTTCTGCTAGACTGAGGTCACCACCAAGGAAGAAGGGCTCCACCATGAACGACATCCCCACCGAAGGCGCGTACGCCGTCTCCGTCCTCCCCGTCTCGCACACGACCCCGAACCACGCGCCGGCCAAGCGCGTCGCGTGGCCCGACGGCCGGATCTACCGCCACACCGACGGCGTCCTGTGCGGAGCCGGCCAGAACCAGCGCCTCCTGGAGATCGAGGACACCCCCGGCGGCGGCGAGCGCGAGTTCCACGTCTGCTCCACCCACGGCCAGGAGATCGTCCTGGCCCCCCGCTACGAGCACGAGGACGACGGCTCCGACTGCGAGGCCAGCGAGGGCCAGATCCTCCACAGCGTCGAGCACGTCCTGACCTGCACCTTCCACGAGCAGCCCGTACGGCAGGTGTGGTGATGACCACGCTCACGCTCCGCGAGGAGGTGGCCGCGGCGATCAAGGAGACCCTCCCCCGGACGACCACGGCAGCTGAGGTCGACGCCGCCGCCGCGGGCGTGCTCGGCGCGTTCGTGCGGTTCCTCGACTCCCGGACCGACGAGGACCCCGAGGACCGGATGGCCGAGGCCGTCAGCGCGACCCTCACGAACCTGGCTCTCGAGGTCACGGCCGAGCAGTTCCAAGACGCGACCACCAGCCCCGGGATCATGCCCCGCGAGGACTACCCGGCCTCTGTGCTCGCGGAGCACGACGCGAAGGTGGTCCCCGGCACCGTGAAGCGGGTCACAGGGACCGTGGCCGACTGGTCGTCCTACGAGGGGAGCGTGGCCCCGACCGGTGTCGCCCGGGCCGACGTCGTCACCTCGCTGATCCAGGAGGAGTTCTGGCCCAAGACCCGCAAGGACGGGACGATCGACCCCGAGCACCTCGCCACGGCCCTCCACGCCCCGGTGATCGACCTCGACGTCCCCGTCACCTATGTGCCGTCGACGACCGAAGGCCACGGCCACCTCTACCTCGACACCCCCATGACGGGCGACCAGCTGTGGGCGCTCCTCGCGGTCATGGTCTCGATCGGCCTGGTCGAGCCCGGATACCTCCGGGCCAGCATCGACCGAGGGTTCACGTCCGTCCGCCTCCCGTGGGTCAAGAAGGTCGACCCCGAGCCCACCACCACCCAAGTAGGAGACCCGTTCTGACGCCTCCACCAACCCACCACCCGCACCACCACCACAGAAGGACCCACCCCATGAAGCTCCGCCCCGTCCTGGCCGGCCTGGCCACCACCGCTCTCCTCGTCGCCCCGGCGATTCCCGCTCAGGCGATCTCCTTCAACATCCCCTCCTCGGCCGGTGGGACCAAGACCACCGCCGACTCCTTCAACCACCAGATGCGCCTGGAGATCGACCGGGCCAAGGCCGGCGACGACCTCACCCTCGCCACGTACGGCCTGTCGAACTGGGAGGTCCACTCCGCGCTCGTCCGCGCCATCGCCCGCCACGTCAACGTCCGCGTCCTGTCGTGGAAGGGCGACCACTACAACGCGATGGACGACCTCGTCCACCGCCTCGGGTCGAACCCGAAGGCCAGCTCGTGGGCGATCAAGGCCGACGGGTCCCCCGCGTCCGCGAAGAAGGGGAAGGGCGTCCAGCACCTCAAGTTCCTCGGGAACGAGACGACCGGCCGCTCGCTCCTCGCCTCCGGGAACGTCACCAACACCGGCGAGGTGAAGTGGAACACCTGGTCCTCGACGTACGACCGGAAGATCTACACCACCACCACCGCCTGGGTGAAGGCGCTCGGCTACGACCGCAAGGTGAAGTCGCCGAAGTCGATCAAGTCGAAGGACGGCAGCTGGAAAATCGACTATCTCCCGGGCGGGCCGGACAACCGGGCCAAGGAAGTCGCGGCCGTCAACTGCGACGCCTACACCCTCCACGGGAAGAAAGTCCGCCCGACCATCGAGGTCGTGATGATGATCTGGAACGACTCCCGCAAGGAAGTGGCGATCGAGGCCGGGAAGAAGAAGCGGCAGGGCTGCTACGTCCGCCTCGTCATCGCGTCCGAGCAGACCGAGCCCGACGTGTTGAAGGCGATCCGGAAATACGACATCGACACCCGCGACACGTCGTTCGCCGAGGTGAAGGACCATGCCAAGGTGATCCTGATCCGGTCGAAGAAGGTCAACGAGGTGATCACCGGCTCCGCGAACTTGGGAGGCAGCTCCTACAACACCAACGCCATCGTCACGATCAAGTCGCTGGCCGAAGTCGAGCAGACGATGCGCTGGTTCGACCTCGTCCACCGCGAGTCGAAGGTGTGGCGCTGATGGCCGACTGGATGGACCTCGACCCCGCCCCCCTGGACGTGAACGTGGTCCCGCTCTACCCCGAGCAGGACCCGGCTCGGCCGGCCTACCTGAACCTCATCCGGGACGACCTGGCCAACGTGACTCCCGGCGAGACGGTGTTCGCGCCGCTCGCTGGCCGCGCTTGGGTAAAGCGTGAGGCCGAGCTCGCCCTCCACCTCCCGTGGTGCGACATCCTCGACGGCGGGACGTGTACCGCGAACTGTCGCGGAGGTGGCCTGTGATCCACCCCCTGGCCCGCATCCTCGAGGCCTGGCTGTTCCGGCCCGAACCCCACCCTGCCCCGGTGTGCGGGGACCCGTGGTGTCCCGACCGGGCCACCGTCCACCTCGTCACCGACCACCCCCAGGTCGGCGCGTCGTCGTCCGGCTCCTGGCCGATCCCGACCAAGCGCGTCTTCGACCCGGTCGGGTGGTGGATCTGCCCCCAGTGCTTCACCACCTGGCCGAAGAAGCCGTGGCTCCGCTCCCACCCCTTCCCCCAGGGCCACCGGTCCTTCCCCGTGGAGGACACCACGGGGGAGGGGGAGGGCGTGACGCTGTTCGCGCGTTGCCCGGGCCGACCTGTCAAGGTGGTCGGATGATGTGCGAACACTGGCTCCAGACGAAGTCCTGCGCGGCCACGAAGGGGGTCCGGATGTACCAGCCCGGACCCCGCTGTCCCGAGCACACCCCAGCTGCCCTCAACGGCCGCCAGGACATCGTCCCCGACCCGGAGTGGGGAGCCGCGGCCGGCTACGCCCTCTCCGGGTGGAAGGGCCACTCCACGGGAGAGACGGCGATCGACCAGCGCCACCGCGACTCCGGGAAGCGATCCTCCGGAGCGCGACGGCGAGCCAGCCATGCTGAGTAGCCAGGTCAAGACCACCCGCTACTCCCTGGCCAGCGTGTGGGTCATGACGGCCCGGTGGCAGGCCGTCCTACGGGATGGGGTCGTTCTCATCGCCCACCCCATCGCGTGCGAGAACTGCGCACCGAAGGTCCTGGCCGTCACCACCTGGCCCCCCACCCCCCGCTGACGCAACCCGAGCGCCCGTCCCCACCCAGGGGGGCGGGCGCTTTGCTGTCCCCCCCACACCCCCCTAGGGGACGACCCCCGCGAGGAGGGTCGTGGTCCCCCCGCAGACACCCTCGCGGGACCAGGGGAGTCTGTGTCCCTCCCCTGCCGGGGTGGGACGTCAAGGTGCGGGAGTCCTGCGGACGCGGGGACAGGGGACGAGCGTTCCTCTCCCGAGGTGGTGGGGGAGGGGCGGGGGAGAGGACCCGACCCGGGCTGGGCAGACCGACAGGATCGCGGGAACCGGTTCCACGGTGGGAGAAGGCGGCACTGCGGGGCCTGAGCCGTACCTCGACAGCCAGCCCGAGCAACAGGTTGGGGGAGGGCGGCAGGCGGGGCCTGGCCGGACGAGGTGGGGGGGTCCGGCGCCGCGCGGGGAGCGGAGCGAGTGGTGCGACGCCGATCCTATTCGCCATGTCAAGCAGGCGTCAACAGCAGCCCGTTCCCGACCGGTGGATAGGGCAGCTGGAGTGGTAGGCGTAGGCCCCGCTGGGCCGCCGCCTACCACCGTGGAACCGGTTCACGCTATCCTGAGGGCTGCTCAGCCAGGGGAGGGTCCGAACCCCCGCCCCGACACCACCACCAAGGGAAGGAACGCGAGGCCCCTGTCCCCTCGTCCAGCAGGACTCCAGCACCGAGACGTCCCACCCCGTCGGGGGAGTGACGGACTCCCCGGTCCAGCGAGTGTGACCTGCGGCAGGACCAAGCACTGACCCCCTTCCGGGGGGTCAGGCCAACCGCTCCCCCCGACCCCCATCCGAGAGGCACCCACCTCATGTTCAAGAGCGGATCCCTGAGCCGACTGATCCTCGGCACGTTCATCATCCTGTCGTTCGCCATCGGAGGGATCGCGCAGATGCGAGACGTCCAGGCCGCGGCCAACATGACGAACGCCGTCCGCGACACCGGTGAGCAGGGAGCCGGCGTCCTCGCCGGTTCCCTCTCCGGCGGTGGCGACAAGTTCGACAAGGCGTTCGACATCGCTTCGGCTCCGTCGAAGGGCTGAGCCACCCCTGAGGGCGTCGGTACCTGCACTGGGTACCGACGTCCTCGTCTACCACCACCACCCCCCGGAAGGACCCCCGCACCGTGAAGGCCATGAAGGATCTGTGGAACTGGATCGGCACGCCGAACCGTCGGTGGATGGACTTCCCACCCCCGGTCGCGCTGACCGTCCTCGGCCTCTACTGGTGGCTGTGCTGGGACCTCACCGGCGACATCTTCAGCGGCGGGAAGGTCGTCCTCCTCACCATCGCCGCCGTCCTGCTGTGGCTGGTGGTCACGAAGATCATCGACCGTCGCGCCGAGCTCGTCGACGAAGGCGTTGAGGTCCCGTGGTGGCGGCTTCCGTTCAACTTCCTGACCAGCGGGAAGAAGTTCGGCGACATCGACGCCCGGTGGGCCATCTACACGGCCGGCCAGAAGGTGTCGTGGAACGGGGTCGAGCCGAAGCTCCTCCGCAAGAAGTTGACGCCGACCGGGCAGGTCCGGGCCTACGTCAGTCCCGGCTCGCTCGGTGGCGACATGGCCCGCATCTCCGCTGACGCCGTCACCGTCCTCCCCGGGACGATGAAGTGCGAGGAGATCTCGATCAGCCCGTCCGGGAAGGGCGCTGGGTGGTTGACGTTCTGGGACAAGAGCCCGCTCGAGGCGACCCGGTCGATCCTCGACCTCCCCCCGTCGGGGAAGGCGTCGATCTCCTTCGGCTGGCAGAACGACGGGAAGGTGGCCCAGGTCCCGTACGGCTTCAACATCCTCGTCGGTGCCGCGTCGGGGGCCGGTAAGAGCAAGTTCACCTGGAACCTGTGGTTCGACCTCGTCCGCGACGAGACGCCGACCGACGTGTGGATCGTCGACCCGAAGCGCACCGAGTTGCGCTGGTTCCAGCGGTGGGTCGGCAAGTCCTTCGGCCACGGGAACATCCGCATCCGCGGCTACTTCACCACGCTGGAGGAGGCCACCGAACACTTCAAGGCCATGCGCGCCGAACTCCACGAACGTCAAGAGATCCTGGCCGAAAAGGAGGCGATGGACCTCAACGACATCGGCGGGCCTAACCCCGACTTTCCCGGCGTCTTGACGATCATCGACGAAGGCCTCGACGTGGCCCCGCTATTCCAGGCCGGAATGGCGAAGACCGACATGGGCGTCTACATGTCTCAGGGTCGGAGCACCGCCGACTTTGTGTGGATGAGCGTCCAGGTCGCCACCGTCCAGGAGATCGGCGGTATCCGAAAGGCTTTCCAGCTGCGGGCCTCGATGCGTCAGACGTCGGCTGAGGACACGAAGGCTGTCCTCGGAATCGGGGAGAACGAAGGCGTCCCCTGCTCCCAGATCCCTTTCGGGATGCGGGGCGTCGGCTACTACGTCACCGAGGAGGGGGAGCGGATGAAGTTCCGCACCGCCGACGTCGGGAAGCAGCACGTCCGCCACCTCATGACGACCGGCGAGCTGCCCGAGAACATGATGACCCGCGACCTGGCCCGGGAACTCCGCAACGGTCTGCGTCCCCACTACGGCTACCGCGCGTTCGGCGTCACCCCGAAGGGACGGGCCATCCACATCTACTCGGGGGAGACGAACAAGCGGGACCGCCGCTACGGCGAGCACCGCCGCGACGACGTGTGGAAGGGCTGGTGCCCGTTCCCCGGCTGCTCCAACGTCGACTGCCGCTGGTGGGCCACCCACGTCCGTTGGACCGAGTCGGGCGTCTTCCCAGGCGAGCCGACCGCGCTCGCCTGGGAGTCGAAGGAGATCCACGCCCTCCAGCCGATGTTCAACATCGCCGGCGCGGGGAACAACCGGGCCACCCACCTGACCCGCCTCACCTACCGGGGCCCGAAGTTCGACCGCGACGGGGAGATCACCCCCCTCGATCTGCCGAAGCGGAAGCGCAAGACGCCCGAGCCGGTCGAGCCCGACCTGTTCGAGGACCAGGCCCCCATCGACATCCTCCACGCGTACCGCGGCTACCCCCACGCGACGGCTCCCGTCGTGCTCGAGGGCGAGGTCGTCGACGTCGTCGAAGAGCCGAAGCCGAAGGCCAAGCCGCGGACCCGGAAGCGCAAGCCGGTCCCCCGACGTGAACCGGTCCTCGTCGGCGGCGACCACCTCACCCACATCCCAGGCTTCGGAGACAGCGAATGAGCACCTTCACCCGGCGAGCTCACGTCCGCACCGTCAACGGCAGGACCGTCCACGTCCGGGAGTCCACCGTGTCCCGCCGCGGCCGCGACCTCCAGGCCCAGGACGCGCGAGACGCTGACCCCGCCACCCCGCCGAAGAAGACCTACCGGCGCTCCACCTGGGTCGCCGCGACCGGTGTCGGGGTGCTCATGGGCGGCGGAAAGTTCGCCACCGCGGGCCTCCCCAACGCGGGAGGTGTCATCGGCCTCATCGGGCTGGTCCTCCTCCTGGTCGCTGCCGTGATGCGGGTGTTCCGCCGGTGAGCCTCGGACGCAAGACCGCCGCGCTGACCGTCGGCGTGCTCCTCGTCGGGATCGTCGCCTTCAACATGGACGAGGTCGAGGTGACGTGCGGCGGGGAGGTCGGGACCCCGGCCGCGTTCTCCGTCGGGGAGAAGGTCGGCTCCTTCGGGAAGGTCGTCCACAACTTCACCGAGGGTGACGCCCCGTCGGCGCTCGACATCTACCGCAACGTCATGGGCGGGATCGGGACGATCGAGGGCTGGTTCGACAACTTCGACTCCAACGTGAAGACCGGCGAGGACAGCACCTGGCAGACGGGGTGGCAGGTCGAGACCGAGAAGCGTCGGGCCGCTGCGCTCGCGTCGTGCTGCCAGCCAGCCGTCACCCTCCCCTCCAGCCCCAACGCTCCGCTGTCGCCCGCTGGGACCAGCGGGACGGCCGGCGAGGACGGCCCCGACCTGGCCGCGGCTGCGCTCCGCGCGGCGGCCCCGACCGACGCGAAGTGGCTCGGCCAGATCCCGCTCGGTGTGTCGATCGCCAAGTACGAGTCGGGCTACGACCACGACATCGCCAACTCGAGCAACCACGTCGGCTACTGGCAGATCTCCGGCCCGAACGCTGACCACTTGAAGCTGGGCGACCGGACCGACCCGTACGTCAACGCGAAGTACGCCTACGCGCTGTGGAAGGGGCGCGGGGGAACGTGGGCCGGTGACTGGTCGACGTACAAGACGGCCCAGTCCCACGTCGGCCAGTACGCCCGCTACGCCACGATCTCCACGGCCCCGCCCAGCGGCGACGGTGGGAGCCCGGTCCCGGGCAGCGAGGTCGGCGGCCTGGCCCCGCAGGTCGGGAAGGGCCTCGGGAAGCTCCTCGAGCCGAAGACGAACGGGACCGGCCCGGGCGACACGTCCGGCGTGGGCCCCGGCGAGGAGGCCCCGGCCCCGGCTCCGACCGTCCCGACGACCCCGGGCCCGACGCCCGGCTGCTCGCCGACGGCGGGGGCGGGGGCTCCGATCTCGGGGACCTCCGTCATCACCTGGAACGGCTACCACGGCAGCGTCTACCCCCGCGAGCAGCACGGCAACGACCAGCGGGTGGTGAAGGCCCTCGTCGGGTTCACCAAGCAGGCGAAGGTGATCGCCACCCAGGAGTTGTCCGACCCCGACCGGAAGGAGGCCGTCAACGCGGCTATGGACGGCCAGGACTTCGCGTTCGTCGGGAAGCACACCAGCCACGAGATGTTCTACGACCGCAAGACCTACGACCTCGTGGCCGACGACACCATCGGCTACTACGAGCGCGGCGACAACGTCGAGGGTCCCGACCAGGGCGACCGCTACCTCGTCGTCATGGTCCTGGCCAAGAAGGGACCCGACGGTATCCGGACCGGCCAGGTCGAGACGTACGTCAACCAGCACCAGCTGCCCCACATTCAGAGCCACGGCGTCCTCAACCCCGACGAGCCCCACCGGATCGCGGTCGCCATCCGGGGGTGGAAGAAGTTGCAGGAGGTCGTCCGACAGCACGCCCCCCTCGGCCCGGTCATCGTCATGGGCGACATGAACTTCGACGGCGACCCGAACGGGATGTACGCCCAGGTCGGTCTCCACATGCCCGACCTGTCCCCGACGCTGCGCAAGCGGACCATCGACGTCATCGCCACCACCGGCCGGATGCCCGACGAGGTCCACGACCTCGGCAAGTTCGGGTCCGACCACACCGCCCGTCAAGCGGTGTGGCACGAGATCGCGACGTCGTCGGCCCAGGCGGCCATCGGGGTCGGCGTCGTGGCCCCGCCCTCGGTCCCGTCGCAGAAGGTGACGATGGACGGCAAGTTCGTGTCCGCGATCACCGCCGCCCAGATCCGCCTCGTCGAGTCGAAGACCGGGAAGGACCTGGTCCTCATGCAAGGCGGGTACGGCGGCGGCCACATCGGAGCGTCGGGCACCTCCCACAAGTACCCGGGTGCTGTCGACGTCGCCTGCTCGGGCGCTGACGACTGCATCTCGAAGGAGACGGCGATGCGTCAGGCCGGGTTCGCGGCTTGGGCCCGCAACGTCCCCGGACGGTCGAGCGTCGGGTCCGGGTCCCACGTCCACGGCGAGTCTCTCCTTGACGAGGGCACCAAGAGCGCACCGCAGATCACGGGGTCGTGGCCGAACCACGGCAACGGACTGTCGGGGTACAACAACGACCCGGCCCCCCACCCCACGCTGTGGCCCGAGACGGCCCAGCTGACAGGAGCACGATGAACACGCTCTATCAGGTCCTCCTCGGCCTGGGAACACTGGCCGCGATGTGGGTGGCCACCAGGGTCACGTTGAAGTACGCCCACCGGCCCGACGGGATGATCAACCAGTACGGCCAGTCCCAGGCCGTCGTCGGCGGGCAGGTCCAGGTGTACGACCCGAGCGGGCTCCCCGTGTCTCCCCGGCCGATGAGTTTCGACGAGAAGCCGCTGTGGATCATCTGGGGCCAGATGTTCATCGTGTCCGAGCTGGCCGTGCTCCTCGTCGTCTTCATCCTCACCGGGGGCTTCGGACTGTTCAACGCCCTAGGGTTGTGAGGCGTGGATGACGACGCCCAGAGGGACGCGATGATCGCCGCGCAGGCGATGGACCGGTACCTACGGGCGCAAGCCGAACTCGAGACGGTTCGAGACCCCGCGATGATCCGGCTCGCTCAGCGCATGGGGTCCGCTCCGAAGGCCGCGAGCGCGGTCCAGGCCGAGCTCGCCCACCTGGGGTGGGGACCGGGGGACTGGAAGGGTCAGGGGATCGGAGCGGACAACGTGCGGCGACTGGTGAGGGAGGCAGGACAGTGAACGGGACCAGAGCCGTACCGCTGGACTCGCTGCGTCCCCTGAACGGCGGGTACGACACCGGCCAGCCGCTGTGTCCCGCGTGCCAGGCCGGCCGTCTCCACCCGTACGAGGTGGAGGTCGTCGTCCCCGGCCCGGGCCCCGTGACCTACGGCGTTGGTGTCGCGTTGAGCGGGTGGGTGGCGGTGTGTGTCGGGAACCGCGACTACCGGGCCACCCTCGACGACCCCGAAGAGATCGACCTGTCGGCCCCGTGCGGGTTCTCCATGCCCCTCACCCCGAGGCCGTCGTACCCGACCATCGGCGGGATCGGTCCGGTCACCCCGGACTTCCCTCGCCGCCGCTAAGGTTCCCCGACCGAGGCGCTGTTAGGGTGTCGGCCGACGCCGGCCGTCGCTAGTCCACAAGATCCGGAGCCGCACCGGGGATGGGCGGAGAGACGGACGGCGTCACGACCCAGGGCCAGGGATAATCCTCAGCGGTAGGAGCGTCGACCAGCCCTGGGTCACCCGTTCGGGTGAAGTTCGCCCACGGATGCGTTCGACCTGTGACAACTCCAGCCCCACCGGTTACTCTCGCCGCGTGTCGAGCGTAAAGGGGCGTCCGGTGTCGGGTGCCTGACTTCTCGTACTGTCCGATCACCGACCTCCCCCGGGCGACGTGCTTCCACTGCGACTCGTCACCCCGGCCAGCGTCGGCCAACTACGCCGCGTCTCACCCGGCCGAACCTCCACCCCCACCACCACCGACTGTTCCGCTGGCGATGGACTACCCCGGCCGGATCCACACGGCGAGGGACCCGCTCAGCCCGGACTGGCGTATCGACCCGGCCGGGACCCTGGTGTGCGACCACGGCCACAGCGACGACCGGTGGATCTGCTCGGTGTGCGAGGGCGAGTTCCGCGCCGTCGTCGCTGACGTGCCGCTCCTCGTCGCCGAGCTCGAGGTGGCCTTCACCAAGCAGGTCGAGTTCCTCGACCAGGGCGCGCCGAAGGAGTCCGACCCCGACGAAGCCTCCCTCGACTGGTCCGAGGGTGCGTCGGCCGCGCTCGTCGCTCTCCACCAGGCGCTGGGAGGGACCCCTCACGTCGTGGCCCGCTTCTGGCTCGACGACTGGGCCCGCCTAGTCCGCGACCCCGACGTGGTCGTGAAGATGGCCGACGTCACCGCGGCCGCATCACGGGCCCACCGGGTGATCGACCGGCCCCCGACCCTGTTCGAGTACGGGCCGTGCCCGGGGAAGACCGAAGACGGCCAGCCGTGCCGGGTCCCGCTGCGTCAGGAGCGCGTGTCGCCGGGGGAGTACGTCCGGTGCCGCCGCTGCGGGTACCGCGCCGAGCTGGTCGAGCACCAGCGGACCCAGGTCCTCGCCGCTCAAGACGAGTGGCACACGTACTCCGAGATCACCAAGATGCTGATGGTGGCCGGCGAGCCGCTGTCGAAGCACGCCTTCGACAACCTGATCGCCCGCGACGGTCTCCCCCGCGAGTCGCTGAACCGGCCCCGCTGGCGCGACGGCGTCCTCGTCGCGAACTACCAGTGGCACTACCGGCTCCGCGACGTGTGGGCCATGAGACGCGACCAGTACCGCCGCGTCCCCGACGAGGACACACCGTGAACCTCACCGCCGCACCCCGGCCGGTCTGTGGATACTGGGCACCGGACAGCCACGTTGGTCGCCCCGGACCTCCCCCCGCGTGGCTGTCCCCGAACCTTCCGAGGGTCTGATGGTTGAGCCGTTCCTGTTCATCGCACCAGCGAGGCTCCCCGACCGCCGCGACTTCACCGAGCCGGTCACCGACGGCGACACCCTGTGGCTCCAGCTGGACCGTCACGACCGGGCCAAGCAGGACGTGTCCCTCCGCCTCGAGGGAGTCCACGCCCCCGACCGGGAAGACGGGCCGACCCGCGACGGCGCGCGAGCGTGGGTCCAGTCGTGGGTCGTCACCCACGGCGGCGTCACGAAGTGGCCGTTCCTGGTCCAGACCATCCGCATCCGCGACGAGTCCCACGAGATCATGACGCTCGGCCGCTACCTCGCTCGCGTGTGGTGCCGCGAATGCGGCGCGGTCCTCAACGACCAGGCCGAGGCCTGGTACCGGATGATGGGCTGGCCGGTCGGCCGCTGATGCCGACGTCGCGGAAGGTGTGCTCCACACCGGGCTGCACGGAGGTGGGGACCATAGCGGGACGCTGTCCCCGACACCGGTCTGCTGCGGAGCGCGTCAGGGGGTCCGCAGACGCGCGCGGGTACGGGTCCGACCATGAGTCCAGGTTTCGGGGTCCGGTCCTCCTGCGGACCCCGTGGTGTGTGTGCGGGCAACGCGCTCGACACGCTGACCACTACCCGAAGACGAGGAGGCAGCTCGTCGCTGATGGGCTCGACCCGAACGACCCCCAGTACGGCCGCGGCCTGTGCCAGTCGTGCCACATGAAGTGGACCGCCCACGACACCCCCGGAGGGGCTGTCGCCGCGCAGTCCTGACCCGGAGGTGACCTATGACCGCCAGCATGGACGACGGCTCCCTCGTCCACGACGCCCAACACGGAGACACCGCCGCCCTCGACGACCTGCTGGGCGCTGTGAGGAGGGCCGTCCACCGCTACGCCCGGACCCGGCTGGCGACGTACGCCGGCGGGGGAGAAGCGGCAGAGGACGTGACCCAGGAGGTGTGCGTCGCGGTCGCAGCCGCGCTCCCCCACTGGGACGACCGCGGCTCCCCGTTCGGCGCGTTCGTCTACGCGATCGCCTCGAACAAGGTCCGGGACGCGCAACGGGCCTACTCGCGGACCCCGTTCCACGTCGTCGACCAGCTGCCCGACCAGACGAGCCACGATCCGTCTCCGGAGGCGCTGTTAGAAGTCCGCCAAGATCTCGACGCCGCGCTGGTCCTCGTCGCGGCGCTCCCCGAGCAGGCCGGTCGGATCGTGATGCTCCGAGCCCACGGACTGAGCGCCAGCGAGGTGGGGGAGCGGCTCGGGATGAAGGAGAACGCTGTCCGGGTCGCTCACCACCGGGCCCTGGCCAAACTCCGCGCTGCTGCGTCCGGATAGCCAGAAGGAGCCACCGCTCCCCCAAGGATCGGTGGCCCCCTTCCGGACCCGCGTCAGGCTACGGGTACCGGAGCCAGGGTCCTGAACTCGCGGCACGGACAGGTGTCGTGGTCAGGACCGTCCGCGCCGCACCGACCCAGGCCGATCCCGACGAACTGGCCGGCCGGGTCGAACGAACCGTGGCTGACCCGCTTGTGGGAACACCCCGGACGCTGACACACGGCCCCGTCCTGGTCCAGCGTGAGGACCCGCTGAGCCTCTCGCTGTTCCCGGTTCTCCTGGTCCCTCACCCGCACCTGCTCCGGACTCAGGGCCAGGAACTCCAGGCGCTGTTCACGGGTCCGCTCCATCACGTCTCCTGTCCCATCGCGGCGAGGACGTCTCGCCACGCGTCGATCTTCGTCTCCAGCACGGCGGTGTAGCGGGCCACCTGACCCCGCGTCGGCCGCTTGCTCATCCCCGGCAGGGTCTCACCCGGGAACGTGAGCCGGACGATCTCCTGTTCGGCCTCCTCGACCCGCCAGCGAAGTTCCTCGGCGAGCTCGGCCAGCGAGTAGACCGGGCGGAGGTCCAGCAGGCTCGTCACGACGGCCCCTCCCCCACGGTGAACGTCTCCTCACCCAGCGCCAGGTACTTGACCAGCTGGGCGCAGAAGTCACCGTCGTAGTCGGCGTCGACCCACTCTCCCGAGGAAGCGTCCCAGTAGCCGAGGCTCCAGGGGGAGTCGGGGACGTCGAGGCTGGGGAACACGCCGAGGAGGTCGTGGCCGTTGACCATGACCACGATCCCGTCGACCTCGCCGCTCGTCACGGTCGCCCGCGTCGTGAACACCGGCTGGACCGGGCCCTTCAAGAGCGCGGCCAGCGCGAGGTCCTCGGCCCGCGACTTCTCGCTGTACTTCGGGTCACGGCCCTGAGACTCGAGGCGACGGATCGCGGTGGCCCGGACCTCGGCCGGGTCGGCCGACTCCAGGTACCGGGCGTCGAGGTACCAGAAGCACCGGCCACCGCCGCCCTCCTGGTAGACGTGGATGGCGTCACCGCCGGTCTGGCTGTCGACGATGACCTTGACCCCCTCGGGCCAGTCGGCTGCGTCGAGGAGGGCTCGGGCCTTTGTGGTGAAGCTGGCGACCCGTCGTCGCGTTTTCGTGCTCATCGTGGTGGTTCCTTCCGTGGTGGTGGAATCGTCCCCCTCCTGCGGGGGACGACGTTGCGATCTGCGGGACCCGGAGGTCCCGGGGGTACTAGGTACTAGGTCCGGGGTCCGTTCGTCAGGGAGCGGACCAGGGAGCGAGGGAGGGGACCCCGGTCTGAGGTCCCCTCCCTCGCTACCTCAGCGGGTCCGCCAGTCCTTCGGGTTCACCACGTCGAGGTTCGGGTCCGTCCCGCCGACGTAGACCGATCCGACCGTGGTGTCGTGGCTGTCCTTCTCGGTGATGTAGGCGACGTCGCTGAGACGGCCGACCATCCGGCCCTTGACCCAGGAGAGCAGGCCAGCGAGCAGGTCGCTCATGTTGTCGGTCCACGGGTTGGCCGGGATGTCGTAGACGACGTGCGTCGTCCCGTTCTCGGCGTACTCACCCCACTGGAGCCAGTCACCGTTGATGTACGCGCCGGGGAGGCTGTGGAGGTTCTGGTCCTCCTGGGAGCCGTCGACCTTGAACGCGGCCACACCGGGCGCGCGGTTCCACAGGTACGCGGGCCCGTCCTGGCCGGCCTCGGGGATCAGGCCGATGTGGATGGCGAAGTCCGACAGCGGCCTCACGGCGTCGTGGACCACCGTCCCGTCGGGGTCGTCGTCCTTCGCGGTGTCGCCGGTGAGGACCCAGTCGGGCAGGTCCTCCCCGGACGCCACGACGTAGTCGCGGAGACGGGTCAAGGCCGCGAGGACCTCCTCGGCCTTGTCTTCCATCCGGACCACGTCCTCCTCCTCGGAGGCGTCGGGGTCGGTGTGGTTGTTGACCGCGAAGATGGCCCAGTTCAGGGCCTCGATCTGGGACAGCGGCGGGGGGCAGCTGTGGGCGATCATGGCCCGGAACACCGACCCGAGGTCGTTGTCGTAGTCGAGGCTGGACAGGTCGGTCGCGCACGGGTTGTGGTAGACGCGCCACTGAGCGTTCTCGGCCTGGAAGTCGAGGCCGACGAAGAACCCCTCGGCCTCCGTGACGTCGACGAGGGCAGACAGGGGGAGGAGATCCCCGGGGGTGTGAGGCATGGACTGGTCCCTTCGGTGGTGGTGGTCTGACAGATCAAGTCTAGCGGAACGGCTAGACCGGGGTCCAACGTCTGAGCGGACCAGGCGACGTCCGGGGGGAAGGTCCCGGACGCCACCCTGACCGCTCAGGCCTCGGTGGTGGCCTCCACGCGGAGCCGGTCGATCTCGCGGAGCACGTCGTCCGCGACTGCCCGACCCTTGAACGGCTGGCCCAGCGCGAGGCCGTAGTTCGTCTCGATCACCGGGTCCTTCCCGCGCACACCGATCCGCAGGCCGTCGGTCGGCGCGACGTCGCTCTTCACGAGGGCCTCCCCCACCGCGAGGACACCGGCCCGGACCTGCTCGTCGTGGTCCGGGGCGACCACCGCGAGGACCGTGGTCCCGCCGATCACGATGTCGGCCGGAGCGCCGGCCTCCTCCCGAGCGATCCGCTCCTGGTCGGCCACGAGGTTCGCGGCCATCTTCGCGGCCAGGTCGGCCGGGACCTCCAGGTCGGCCGGGGTCGTCCCGCTCTCCGCGGCCTCGGCCTCCTTGTCGGCCCGGAGCTTGGCGATCGCGGACTCCTGGGCCTTCTGGTCGGCCTCGGCCTGGGCCTTGATCTCCGCGTCCTTCGCGGCGAACGTCCGGTCGTAGGCGTCCTGGGCCGGCGTCCGACGCTTCACGGTGGCCTTCCTCGTCGTCGACCCCTTGACCGTCTTCGCGGCCTTCTCGACCGCGGCCCGGGCCTTGGGGTCCGCGACGATCTTCTTGGCGATGTCGTCCGCGATCTTCCGGGCCGGGGTCTTCTTCTCGGCCGCGGCCTTCGGAGCGCGGGGGGTGGCCGGGGCCTGGACCTCGCTCTTGGCCACCTCGGGGTTCTTCGGGCACGCGACGACGTGGGTGTCCGTGACGGCCGTCGACAGGTTGAAGTTGTACCCGCGCCGGTAGCCGATCGACTGGACGCGCTGCTGCATCTTCCGGTCCAGGGCCTTGTCTCCCTGGGCCGTGACCGCGACCTTCCCGTGCTTGTCGAACGCGAGGCTGATCGCGGTGATCAGCGCCGACGACTCGAGGTCGTGGCTCACGGTGAAGGCCTTGAGGACCTTCAACTCGCGGGCCGGGTTCGTCTTCCCGGGGGCCTTGACGGGGGTGGCCTTGGTGGGGGCCTTCTTCACGCTGGTGACCTTGGTGGCCATCGTCTTGCTCCGATCTTGGTGGTGGTGGTGGTCCGGGTGGACCGGGCGGGCCAGGGCAGGAGGTCCCTGACCCACCCCGACTACCCGGAGAGGTCTCCGAACAGGCGGACCTGGTCGAGCACGCGCTCGGGGGTGAGGGCAGCTGTGGTGAGGTCGTGGTGTCCGTCGAAGCGGCGGTCGTCCATGACGAGGGCCTCGACGATCTTCCGGGTCTGGTCCTCGGTGAACTCGAGGCGGAGGGCGAGCGCGAGGGTCCTGACGGTCAACTCGACCAGGGCGAACTCGCGGGAGTTCTGGTGGTCGGACACCTCGCTCGCGGTCGGCTCGTCGAGGTGACCGGAGACGCCGTACAGCGTCTGGCAGTCCTGACACATGGTCTGGCCTTTCATGGTGGTGGTGGAACCTGTCAGGTTCCATTCTAGCGGAGAGGCAGGGATCGGGTCTACGCAGTGGCGTCCCCCGACAGGTGCTCGCGGACGAGCCGTCCGAAGCACCCCTCGCACACCCGACCCCCGCCCTCGAGCAACGGCGTGACGTAGTAGTCCGACCACGGCGTGCATGGCCCGCTCTCGCCGCAGCTGGCACACGTCACGACCTCCCACTCCTCGACGGTGAGGCTGAACGCGGCGACGTGGCGGAGCTCGGCGTCCTTGGTCCACACGATGGCCTGCTGACGGTGGCAGCAGTCCTTGAACGGGTCCCGGGCGTCGTGGAACTCGCACCGCTCCATCGCGAGCACCTGAGACCCACGGGCCTTCTCGACCGAGCCCGTGTAGCGGACGATCTTCCCGGCCGCGAGGGCGTCGTGGATCACGTTGAGGGCCAGGTCGTCGGCCGTCGTGTGGAGCCCCGTCTCGATCTTGTCGGGCAACATCACAGGCTCCCGTCGAACGCGTTCACGACCGGGCGACCCGTGGCCTTGAGGAACTCGCGGCGGAAGTCGTCCGGGTCGGTGTCGACCGAAGGCCGGCTGGTCCGGCTCAGGATCGTGGCGATGTCGCTGAGGAAGTCGGCGGCCCCGTCCCAGTCCGGAGCCGTCCCGAGCAGCGTCGCCAGAGCGTCGACCGCGTCCCTGTCGGACAGGGTCGACTCGTCCCAGCCCAAGACCTCGACGGGGGCGTCCGGGTCGACCTCGAACACCTCATGGCGTCCTGGGCCGGCCACGACGACCCGGGTGTCCAGGCGACGACCCGGAGCGGCCTTGATCGTGATGGTCGTCAGGTAGACGCCCTCACGTCCGAGGTCGGGGATCGTGACGATGATGTCGTGGCCCAGGTGTTCGGGGCGAAGCTCCCCGGCCGTGATGTGCAGGTCCTTCATGGTTCCTCCGTGGTGGTGGTGTCGTGACCAGGGGACCCCGGTCACGGGTGACGCTGCGGAGCGATCTGCGGGGGTCCCGGACCCCGGACCCTTGTACGGGTATGGGTCCGGGGGTCCGGGACCGCACAGACGCGCTGAGGGGGGAGGGGTCGCGGTCCCCTCCCCCCGGTCTGGTCAGACGGTGACGAGCTGGCCCTTCTCCGGGACGCGGAGGGCGGACCAGGCCCGGTTCTTGAGGTTGACCCCGGTCCCGCTGACGGCCCGCTCGGCCCGGTCGCGCTGACGACCCTCGGCGTCCGTCTCGGCCGACCGGATGTTCCGCTTGTGGTCCTCCATCCACGTCACGGCCTGGAAGGCACCCCACGCCGTCTTCCCGATCTTCGACTCGGCCCCCTCGATGTCGCCGAGGAAGTAGTCGAACAGGCCGTCGCGGGTCGCGGCCCAGTTGTTCTTCGCGGACTGACCGGCCGTGACCTTCGGAGCGATGGCGGCGTAGACACCGCTCGGGCCGAACATCTTCTTCTCGAACTGACCCTTGGTCATGGTCTCCTGGATCATCCGCTCGGCCTCCGCAGCGAACTCGTCCTTGGCCGAGAACGTGACCCCGAGGGCCTCGCGGACCTCAGCGACCTTGGCCGACGTCGACGACGTGTGGCGCAGCGACGCGAAGGCCACGTTGTTCCGGATGGCCCAGTCGAACGTGTTCGCGCAGACGACCCGGACGGCGGTGACCATCGGGGTCACCTTGAGCGAGCCGTCGTGGGAGTTGAGGATCGTCAGGTTGAGGTCCTGGCGGTCGACCCCGCCGACCATCAGGTGCGCGGGCAGCGACATCGACATGAACGTCTGGGTCCCTCCCCGGATCGAGCCCATCGTGTCCCAGTGGGCCCCGGCCTCACCGGCGAGCAGGTCGAGGAACTCGGCTCCCTGCTCGTTCTGGAACGGGTGGTAGATCTCGCCGACGATCCCGAGGGCGTCGACCTGGCCCTCGACGAACGGGTTGTCGCGGACGGTGACGTACTGGCCGTCGATCTCGTGGGCCTCACCCTTGTCGGGGTCGTCGCCCATGTGGTAGATCGGCAGCTTCCGGACGTTCCACCCGGCGAGGCCGGCCGTCTTCATCCCCTCCTCGGCCGTGAACCCTCCCGGGACCGTCGTCCCGAGGCGGTGCCAGGCGCTGGTCGCGTGACCGAAGATGGCCGAGGCCTGGCCGGTGACCGGGTTGACTTCGAGTGCGTGAGCCATGATCTGATCCTCCTGGTGGTGGCGCGGGCCCCTGTCTGAGGTCCCGCTAGAACAAGTATGACATAGCGGCTCGGTCCCCCACAACAGTTGTGGGGGACCGATTTACGCCTGGACCGGATAACTATCCCGGCGTGTCGCGGCTACTGGAAGACGTGGCCGTGGGTGGTGCAGTCGTCGGCGTTCTCCCCGAGGTTCCCGACGAGGAGGCAGTGGCGCTCGTCCTCCTCCCGCTGGGCGACCGCGGCCGGCGCGGCGCACGACTTGTCGTGGGGGTCGCTGATGTGGACGCCACACGTGAGGCACTCGTCGGTGTCGGAGTAGCCCGACGTGGAGCCCGTGGTGTCGGGGACCGGCGCGAAGTCGCGCATCAGCTCGGCAGCGGTCTCGACGCTGATCGAGGGCGTGGTGATGTGCCACCCGAGGCCCATCACCTTGACGGTGGGCTGGTCCCAGGCGATGTCTCCGTCCGGGAGGCCGACCTTGTCGTCCTCGGTGAGGGCGCGCTGGTACGCGAGCAGGAACGCTCTGGCCTCGTCGGCGCTGGCGCTGTCGAGGCTGAGGGTGAGGCGGGTCATGGTTCCTCCTGGTGGTGGTGGTCTGTCACACTCCATTCTAGCGGAGCGGCAGGGTCCTGAGCGGACCGACCAGCCCAGGGGTGTCTCCACCCGTGGGCCAATCCCTTCGCTCAGGCGCTGTTAGGACCCGTCCGTCTCGTCCCCGCCCACGTCGAGCGTGACGACCTCGAGGCGAGCTCCGGACACGTTGCGGCGACCGTCGGCGCTACCCCCGAGCCGGAAGACCTTGTGGCCGCGCTCGGTGTAGCCGGTGACGACCCACAGGCCCGGCTGGGAGCCGTCCTTGAACTCGACGACCGTGCCGTTGAGGTGGACCGCGGGCAGCGGCACGGCCTCGATCCCGGCGAACGACGGGTGAGGGCCGGCTGCGAGCATGTAGGCGTGGGCCTTCAACCGGATCCGCTCGGACGTCTTGTGGCGCAAGGCGTACGTCGTCCGGCCCCGGGTCCCCGGCACCGCTTCCACGATGAACGTCCCGTGCTCGGCCATCGACCGCGCGGGCCAGCTGGAGGCGTACTCGGGGACGATGTGGACCTCCGAGCCGACCGCGTGCTGGACGGTGAGTGCTGCTGGCATGGTTCCTCCTGTGGTGGTGGCGGACTGAGTAGTCCAGGCGCGGTCCCCGCGTACGGGGGCCTCACCCTGATCACTCAGGCGCGGTTCAGAACCCCTCGATCCCAAGGGCCAGGTTCGTCCACCCGGCACGCTCGGCGTTCGCGAGGTTCATCATGGCGTCGCGGTAGGACACGTTCCGCATGTAGTAGTCGGAGCGCCCGTTCGGGGTGTAGCCGGTGATGACGTGGCTGGAGGCGCGGTGGTACCGGTCGACGCGGCTGTCCACGGTGAAGTGGGAGCCGGCCGCCGTGACGCCCGTGATGAGCTCGCCCGAGACGTAGGTCTCGGCCTCGGTCAACACCTGGTTGTCGTCGGAGAAAGTCGGGAGACAGTCCCGGCAGTCCTCGACGCCACACGCCCCGTAGATGTGGGCAGCGGTCATGGTTCCTCCTGTGGGTGGCGGTGGACTGAGCAGTCCTGGCCCTCCAGGGACGGTGTGGCCCTGGGGGACGGTAGGCAGCTCAGGCGCGGTCAGATCTTCTTCGAGGCGCGGGTGAGGCGGACGCAGGTACACGGCACAGGACCGGTTCCCTCGGGCTCGGAGTAGACGGTGGGGTCGGCGTCCGAGTAGTCGGCGACGTAGAACCGTTCGTCGATGTAGCGGTGGCGGGCCTGGACGAAGGCACCGACGACGCAGTTCTCGTACGTCGACTCGTCAGGCGCGGCGGTACAGGCGTGGTTGGCCTCGACCATCGCGTGACGGTCGGCCCTCGTCGGCCTGGACGCGGCCTCGGACGCGGTGGCCGGTACCCCCACGACGAGGGCAGCGGCGAGCGCGAGCGCGGCAGCGGCACGGGTGATCTTCATGGTTCCTCCTGTGGTGGTGGTGGTCTGGACAGACCAGGCGCGGTCACACCAGGCGCGGTGTGGCCTCACCTTCGACGGTCCAGGCGCGGTTTCGATCTCGAGGCGCGGTTAGGCCCTCGGGATGAAGGTGGGGAAGCGACGGACGGCCCGCGGATTCCGAAGTGCAGGCGCGGTAGGGGTCTCTCCCGCAGGCGCGGTATCGAGATCTCCAGGCGCGGTTAGGACCTCCTCGTCACACGGGCAGTCGACGTGGCGACGGGCGTGGGCGAAGTCGATCCGACCCGGGCACTCACGAGGACAGGCACCGGTGTCGAGCATGTGCCACTCACGGTGGCTCCACTCGGACTGGTGGCCCTCGGGGCACGTCATGATGAACACCTCGGCCGGCGCGGGCATCGCGTTGAAGCGATCCCACTCGTCGGCCCTGTAGGCAGTGGTGGTCACGGTTCCTCCTGTGGTGGTGGCGGTCCGAACGGACCCGACGGGCCACCTCCTGTGGGGAGATGGCCCATCTCTGAGCGTTCGGGCTACGGGTGAGGTCGGCCGAGAGCGTCGAGCCGGGTGAGCGGGAAGACGAGTCCCGGCATGGGGACCTCGGGGCCTGTCAGGCACCCGTAGCCCCAAGGGTCAGGACGGGCGACGACGGCCGTACGGGTGCGGGGGTCGGCCATGATCCGGACGGGCAGCAACAGGCGGCCCCTACGGTCGTGGGTGACGTACGCGGCCCGGATAGTGGTGGGCACGGTTCCTCCTGTGGTGGTGAGCGGTCCGAGCGGACCCCGGGACACCCGGACCCCGTGGGGTCCGGGTATCCCGGTCGTTGCTCGGTTCCTCCTGGTCAGGACTTCTTGGTGGTGGTCACCGTCGCGGTGTCGACGGGGGTCGCGCTGGTCACCCCTGCGAGCGACTGCGGGACGGTCTGAGCGACCTTCGCGCTCTTGGTGACCTTCCGGACCGTGACGCGCTTCGCGGGGACCTTGGTCGCGCTCTTGGTCGCGCTCTTGGTCCCCTTCGGGGTGACCTTCGCGTCCCCCTTCGCGTTGACGGGGTGGGCCTTCTTCCACGCGCTGATCTGCGCGGGGGTCCAACCCTCGAACGTGGAGCGGGTCCCCGGCGTCTTGGCCGTGGGGTCCGTCTGACCGGGGCGACCGCTCTCCCGGGTGAGGTCCTGGACCTTCCCCGTGAGGATGTCGCCAGCGAGCGTCACGCGAAAGTTCGCGTTGAAACCCGCGCTGTACCCGATCGCCTGGACGCGCTTCTGGACCTTCCGGACCTCCGCGCGGTCCGAAGCGTCCGCGACGCGGACCCGGACCTCTCCGACACCCTTGGACACGCTCAGAGCGAGCGCGTCCCGGACCTTGGTCGAGAATCCCTCAGCGTTGACAGGGATCGCGGGTGCGGTCCGGACCTTGGACCCCGTGACCTTGGTGGACGACGGGGTGACCTTGGTGGTGGTGGTGGTGGACATGGTTCCTCCTGTTAGGCCACTCGGAACGGTTCCGAGTGGACACAAGCGGAGCCGGGGACCGAAGTCACCGGCTCCCCCTGTGAGAGACAGGAGGAGGAACACACTGTGAAGTTTTCAACGATCCGGGTCCGCTACCGAGACTGACCCGATCCCGTTCCCCCCGTGAGGGGGGAGAAGTGGAGCGGTGCTGCGGTGGAACTGGTCAAACCATGCGTCCGCACCCTCCCCCCTGTCAACCCTTCCCGCTAGACCAATCTGGCCGGACCCCCCGAAATACGCTCCCACTAGGAGGAACGTCCAGAAAACTCGTGCCGGCCCTACCCCCTCCCGTACCAAGGGGTGAGATGAAACCATGATCATCCGTCCCACACTCTGAGACCAGACCCACCCCTGCGCCCCAAATGATCATGGTCCTGGCGCTCGCCCCCTACCCCTTCGCACCTACCCCTGTGCGGCCTGGTCGACATACCCCTGCGCGACCCTGCACGGGGGTCCTGCCAGCGGAGCTCCTATGTGCGTCCCTCACGCCACACGCCCCCCCTGAGGCCAGCACGCCCCCGCCTGCGACCGCGCACACACACATGCGCGTGCGTCCCCGTGGTGCGACGCGTCCCCGTGGTGGTGCGTGGTGCGTGCGTCCCCCGTGGTGCCTGCCCCCCACCCCGTGGTGGTGGTGGTGGTGCATGTGCGTGCGCTCCGCTCATCCCTGTGCCCTGCGCCCCCTCCGCTCATGCCTCCCCGTGGTGCATGTGCGTCCCCCTCACTCATGCCTGAGCACACACACGCCCACACACACCAAGATCATCAACTCCTCATGCCTGTGCGTGGTCACACGTCGCCCCCTGCGCGCCTCCCCCTGTGCGGCACACCTCCTCACGCCTCCCCATCGCCTGGCCCCGCATGCCCCCGCCTCGCCCCGCGCACCCGGCCCCTCGCCCTCAGCCCCCCTGGGGGGGACCCCCCGGGCACCCGCGCACCCCGACCTTGGGTTTAGCGCGCGCAGTCGCGGACGAGTTTTTCCGGTTTCTGTGTGCCAGGAGGTGGCCCTGACCAGGGGGTTCCCCTACGCTCCGGAGGCATGACCTTCACCCGTACGCTCACCGTCGCCCCGCGTCAGTCGGTCCGCGACGCAGCCACGCAGCTGGACACGAGCACGCTCGACGTGCCCCACCTCGCACTCCTGGAGGCCGGCCTCATCGCCGCGTCTCAGATCGTCGAGGACAGCGGTGAGCACCCCACCGAGATCGGGGCCACCGTCACGGTCATGGGCTGGGACAACATCAGCGGAGGCCAGGGAGGGTCGATCGGTCTGAACCTGACGATCGCGGTCCCCCCGAAGTCGTGAGCGTCCCGTCGTACCGGACGCTCGGCCACCAGGCCCGCCACAACTACGAGCACCCGGTCCTCGACTCGGTGACCTCGGACGAGGCGATCGCGGAGCAGCGCGCGCTCGCGGTCGAGATGTGGAGACGCTCGGCCGCGGCCGGCCGGGTCCTGGGCGAGCCTGACGTCGTCGAGCTGCGGCCTCGAGCGAAGCCTGTCCCACCTGGCGGGGCTCCGTGCTCGCGGGTGTTCCGGGTGGAGGGGCCGGTGCTGTCGTGACGTGGACCGTCCAGCAGGAGGCCGTGGAGATCGTCCTCCGTGCTGCGAGCGAGGTCGAGAGGACGGGCGAGGAGTTCCGGGGACGCGCTCGGTACGAGGCTGAGGACCGCTGTCGAGGGATCTCGGAGGCGCTGAGGAGCATGGTCGCGCTGTACGAGGGCGATGCGGGCGGCGACCGTGAAGCCGTTCACGCTCCGACCCCCCGAAACCCGGGCTCCGGGGCACATGAGGGTGAACCGGTTCCTGGTCATGGCTGAGATCCACGACTACACCCGGCGCGGGTGGGGCCACGACTACACGTGGACCCCCACGCCAGGGACCGCAGGACAGCACGGGGAGGCCGTCGGCTGGGGACGCGGGATCGCCGTGGGTGACATCCTCGTGCTCGAAGGGCCGAACGGTGGCGGCTCCCCGTACCGGGTGGAGACCGTCCACTACGCCGAGGACCCCGACGACATGTGGTGGACGACGCTGCGCTACGACCTCGAAGGCCTGACGGCCATGACCGAAGGAGCATCACCCAGTGCGAGTGCTGGAGCAGGAGTACGTGGCCGAGTTCCCGATGGGGCAACTGGCTGAGTTCCCCGGGAACCCCCGCCGCGGCGACGTGGAGGCGATCGGGGAGTCGCTGGACGAGAACGGCTTCTACGGGGCCATCGTCGTCGACAGCGAGACAAAGGAGATCCTGGCCGGGAACCACCGGTACAAGGCCGCGATGGTCGACGACGCCGACACGATCCCGGTGTTCCTCGTCAAGACCGACAACCCCGACCACGCCCGACGGATCAACCTCGGGGACAACGCGTACGGGGCCAAGGGCACGACCGACGAGGAGGCTCTGCTCGCATCGCTCAAGGAGCTGGCCGACCTCGCAGGGTCCGGCTACACCGACCGGGAACTCTCCGACCTCGAACTCCTGATGTCCGTGCCGCAGTCCGGTGGCGGTCCGGGCGGGACGGGTGGTGGTGACCCGGACGACGAACTGTTCTGGCCCGAGATCCGGCTCAAGGTCACCCCCGACACGATGGACCGCTGGCGAGACGCGCTCGACCACCACCAGGGCGAGAACGACGTCGTGAAGCTGCTGGCGCTGCTCTCCGAGGTCGAGGCCGGCCGTCACAACGCGAGCGACCGGGCCGACCATGCCTGACGCGGTCCGCGCGCGCGTCGAGTACGACGCCCAGTTCTTCGGGGTCCGGGCCGTCATCGGCGCTGCCGGGGGCCTACGGGTCTGGCCCTTGGAGACAGGCCCGAGCCGGGTGTTCGTCCAGCCGGGTGAGCAGGCCGTCGTCCCCGAGGGGTCGACGGAGTACCTGCGGCTCAACGAGGAGGAGGCCCGCGCGCTGTACGAGGCCCTGGCCGACTACTTCGGCGGGACCGGTCATGACACCCGCGCGCTGCGGCGCGACTACGACGACGAGCGGAAGCGCGTCGACCGGCTGACCGACGCCGTCGTCCGGATCGCGGAGGTCGGCCCCCGCATCGTGGTCGTACCGGACCCGGCCATGATCTCGGAGGCCGGCCGTGGGTAAGTGGCTGGAGTGGCTCCAGCAGAGCCGACCCCACACGCCGTCGTGGGGATGGACGGACCCCACCGGAGGGGACCCGGCGCTGGGCGGTCCCGTGAAGATCGAGGTCTGCTTGACGTGCGGGGTCGAGAGGTCCGCTCATGGCTGACAACGGGCCCGTCGAACCGGACGCCACGTCGAGGAAGTTCGCCAAGACGCTGCGCCAGCTGTTCCTCGCCCTGACGCTCGAGGGGTTCACCGAGACCCAGGCCCTGGTCGTCATCGGCCAGATAGTCGCGGCCACCACTCCGAAGCCGCCCAATGGCTGACTCGTGCGTCCACTGTGGCGTCGGGGTGATCACCGACGGCCACGACGGGTGGGTCCACCTGACGCGTGAAGGCCGCCCGGGGCTCTACCGGTGCCAGTCGGCCGACGTCGAGTACGGCCACCTCGCGCACCCGGCCGCCGTCCCGTGCCCCGCGGACGGTCCGAACCCGTGCCTGGGGGCGTCGCGGTGAGCGTGCCGATCGACGGCCGGTTCAAGATGCTGTGCTCGTACTGGTACTTCAAGGACCACGACATGGACGAGGTCGTCGGCGCGGTCACCGGCCAGAAGCCGCTCGTCTTCGCGGACTCCGGCGCTCACTCGGCTCGTACACAGGGTGTGGATCTGCGTGTGGACGAGTACGCGGCATGGGTGAAGCGGTGGGGACGCCACCTCGACGTGGTGTCGAACCTCGACGTGATCGGCGCGCCGGCGAACACCTGGCGGAACCAGCGGATCTTGGAGGAGGTCCACGGGTTGAAGGTCCTGCCCGTGTTCCACACCGGGGAGCCGTGGGAGTGGCTGGAGAAGTACATCGAGGCCGGCCACACGTACATCGCGCTCGGCAAGCTGCTCGGGAACTCGTGGAAGATCCTCGAGCCGTGGCTGGCGAAGGCGTTCCGGATCGCGGGGGACCGCGCGGTGTTCCACGGGTTCGGCCTGAACGTGTGGCAGGCCCTGCGCGACTTCCCGTTCTACTCGGTGGACTCGTCGTCGTGGGGCCAGGGGTTCCGCTACGGGCAGTTGAAGATGTTCAAGAACGGCCGGTGGGTGACGGCCACGCTCCGCGACCACTCGACGATCATCGACAACCGGGCCCTGATCCGTGAGCACGGCGCAGACCCGCTGATCTTCCTTGACCCGGCAAAGTACGAGCGCCAGTACGCGGTGATGCTGGCCGCGGTCGCCCACAAGCGGGCCGAGCATTGGCTCCGGCTGCGTCATGGTCCGATCATGATCCCGGGCGACGAGACCAACCGGTCCGGGCCCGGGCTCCACTCCTACGTGGCGGACACCGTGATCCGCCAGTTCCGTCTCGCGTCGAAGGCGATCGAGACGACCTACCTGGAAGGACACCGGCTGTGAAGCCAGACGAAGTGATGGGGTTCACCGATCAGTCCCCGAGGACCGCTGTACAGGAAGCCATTGGGGCGGCCTCGGTGTGCTGGTCGAGGATGACCGAGCACCAGGGCGTGTTCGACTCCGACCGGGCCAAGAAGATCGCCGACGAGCTCCTCGCCCACTTGGGCCTGGACGACACCACCGAGGTCGAGGAGGTCGAGGAGGTCGCGGCGGTCGGAGACCGGGTGGGGATCCTGCTCGACGCCGGCGCGAACGGCCTGTGGGTCACGGGGCAGCTGGTCGCGGTGTACTCCGGGGCGGCCGACACCGACGGCCTGCTCCACGTCCTCATCGACGGCGACCCCCGGCCGACGAACATCTACGAGCGCCACATCGTGATGCTCCGACGCGAGCCCCGGGTCGACCCCGACACGGGAGAGGTCCAGTGAAGCGCGGCTTGGCCCAGCGTCTCCGCGACTTGACCGCGCGCCCGATGGCCGCGCTGCGGAACCGGCTGAACTACCGGGAGTGCCGGTGTCCCCAGGCCTTCGACCACACCCACCACCTGACCCGCTGGTGGCACTGGCGTGAGGGGAAGACCCGTCGGCCACGGCGGGAGGTGTGGCCCCGATGATCGACCACGGCGACCCGGACATCCCTGCGCTGAAGGTCGAGGTGATGGAGACGGTCGAGATCGGCCCGATCCCGATCTTCTTCTCCAACCAGAACCTGGCGATGGGGCTCAAGTCCCACTCCCACCACGGCGAGGTGACCGTCGCCTTCTCGACGCTGAACGGGGGCCACGGCTACCCGTCGTTCGAGACGACGAACGACGCCCTCCGCAAGCACGTCCTCGCGCTCACCGGGAAGGGCCTGTTCACCAACGCGACGAACGAGGACGTGGCCCGTCGCCTCTTCGCCTGGATCGACAGCATCGACTGGGCCACCCAGGAGCCGTGGGCCGAGTGGGGTGGGGACTACCAGCTGCTGGGCGTCGACCTCGACGTCCACTCCAACCACGACAAGATCGGTCACGACAACGGCGTCACCCGCTACACGGTGACCCGACACCCAGCCGTCAACGACCAGTTCCTCATCGCCCCGATCTTCGGCGAGGCCACCGACATCCCCTGGAAGGACTGACCCATGAACACGATCACGAAGGAGTTCGGGCCGCTGTGCCTCAGCCACCAGCTGCTCGGGCTGGAGGAGGGCCACAAGTGCATGAGGCTCCACGGCCACAACGTGGCCGTCCGGGTGGTCCTCGTCTCCCCCGACCTCGACGACCACGGGTTCGTCGTCGACTACGGCGATCTGGCCCCGTTGAAGGACTGGCTGTGGGACAGGTTCGACCACCGCCACCTGAACGAGCGAGTCGACTTCCAGCCGAGCGCCGAGCTCATGGCGAAGTACGTCTACGAGCACGCCGTCCGCGAGTTCGGGTGGCCCGTCGCGTCAGTCGGCTGGTCGGAGACCCCCGCGACGTGGGCGCTCTACACCTCGTCGGCCGGGATCGGGAAGATCGAGGAGACCGTCGAGCAGAAGGTCGCCCGCCTCCTGGCCGAGGCCGAGGCCCACGGGGCGAGACCGTGACGATCACGGGGAACCTCGACGTCTACGGGCGGACGCGGGTCCCGGCGCTCAACGTCAACGAGATCTTCGGCCCGGTGTGGCAGGGGGAGGGGCCGGCCACCGGGGAGCGGTGCGCGTTCCTCCGGCTCGCGAACTGCAACCTGAACTGCGGGAAGGGGGAGGGGGCCACCTGGCACTGCGACACCCCGTACACCTGGGACTGGGACACCCACGACCGTCGACGCGAGGTCCACTCGATGTCCGTCGAGGACGCCCTGGCTGAGGTCCGCGAGGTGCTCGGGCTCCACACCCGCCTCCTCGTGATCTCCGGGGGGGAGCCGCTGCTCCAACGCACCGCGCTGGCCGCGCTCGTCGACAGCGTCACCTACCCCTCCGGCGTGAACGTCGACATCGAGACGAACGGGACCCGCAGCCCTCTGTCGGTCCGGATCAGGCGCTACGTGTGCTCCCCGAAGCTGGCGAACTCCGGGGTCACCCCGAGCAAGCGGCTCGTCGCGGACACCCTCCGTGAACTGTCTGAGGCCCACCTGGACGACCTGGCCGACTACCCGACCGCGTTCAAGTTCGTCGCCACGGCCCCGTCCGACCTCGACGAGGTCGACGCGATGGTGGAGGCCCACGACCTGACGAACGTGTGGGTCATGCCCGGGGGGACGAGCGTCGAGGAGACCCTCACCCACGCCCGCGCGATCGCCCCGGCCGTCGAGGCCCGGGGCTACAACCTGTCCCTGCGCCAGCAGGTCCTACTCCACGGAGACCAGCGTGGCACCTGAGCCTGAGATCACCCCCGACGACCTCACCCCGAAGTGGATGGCCGGGGTCGACCCGTACCCCGACGCGGCCCCGGTCTCGCGCGACCCGTTCATCGCGTCGTCCGAGCGCGAACTCGCAGGCCACGGCGAGCACAACACCCTCGACGTGGCCTGTAACGCGCTCGGGGACGAACCTCACCGCGCGGTCCCCGGCGCGCGCTGCTGGGTCTGTCGCCCACCACAGCCGGGGGACATCCCACCCCCGCGACACGCCGACGAGGACACCCCGGACTTGGAAATCGGCGAGCCCGTGAAGACAATGGGGGTGCGCCCCGCCATGCCCGCAGCAGCGGTCGAAGGTTGGGAGGCGTTCCTCGATCAGGTCGGCACGGTCGACACCGGCGCGCTCGAGCGGATCGGGCGAGAGCTCCTCGTGGCCATCGGTGAGGACCCCGACCGTGAGGGTCTGCGCGACACCCCCGCGAGGTGGGCTCGGATGTGGGCCGAGTTCGTCGACTACAACCCGGGCACGATCTCGACGGTGTTCGACGGGGTCACGGCCAACCAACTCGTCGTCGTCCGCGGCGTCACCGTCTGGTCGCTGTGCGAGCACCACCTGGTCCCGTTCAAGACGACCCTGACGATGGGCTACCTCACCGAGAACAAGGTCGTCGGCCTGTCGAAGCTGGCCCGGATCGCTCACCTGTACGCCCACCGCCTCCAGCTGCAAGAGCGGCTGGTGGCGAACATCGGTGACCGGATCGCTCAGGTGGCCGAGACCGACCACGTCGGAGTGATCGGGGCCGGGTCGCACCTGTGCATGGAGATGCGCGGGGTCCGGACCCCCGGCGAGATGGTCACCTCCCACCTCGTCGGCCGGTTCCTGGAGCGCGACCTCCGAGCGGAGTTCCTGGCCCTCCACCACGGCTGACAGCAGCCCCCAGACCGGGGGTTGGGACACCACTGCGTACGACGCCCGCGCGTACCCCGAGGCGCAATGGGTGAGCGTGCGGAAGTACGTCCCAACCCCCACACCACACGCAAGATCGGGCCGGTATCCAAGGCGGGTAGTCCGGGAGCGGGAGGGTGCCCCGCACCTCATCGAGAGGAGACCCTTCATGGGTAAGCGCGGACCGACCCCGACCCCGACGAACCTGCGGCTCCTGCGCGGGGAGTCGCGGCCGTCGAGGATCAACCAGAACGAGCCCGTCCCCGCGAACCGCCAGCCGCTTCCGCCGACCGACGTCACCCCCGAGATCCAGGCCGTGTGGGACCGGGTCGTCGAGGACCTCCGGATCATGCACATGCTGGCCGGCGCGGACGAGGACATGATCTACGCGTACTGCGTGACGGTCGTGAAGTACCGCGACGCCGTCCGGCTCGTCAACAGCGCGGGCTTGGTGATGCGGGGCCGCGACGGGAACATCGTGAAGAACCCCGCCGTTCAGTTCGTCCGCGACTTCGGAGCCCAGCTGCGGGTCCTCGGGAACGAGTTCGGGTTCTCCCCGGCCGCGCGGGTGGGCCTGTCCACGAAGGAGAAGCCGAGTGCAGGAGCAGGGGCCGAACGCTACCTCAGCGGGTAGCCCTCCTCCCTGCACCCGCGTCTTCGACGACTACGAGTGCGGGGAGACCGGGGACCACTTCTGCCACCCCCGCGCTGACCACGCTGTCGGCTTCTTCGAGGACGTGCTCGTCCACACGAAGGGGACGTGGGCCAGGAAGCGGTTCGTGCTGTCGGAGTGGCAGCGCGAGGACCTGATCCGGCCGATCTTCGGCTGGGTCCACTGGTCGACGGAGTTCGGGGTCTACGCCCGCGACTACCGGATCGTGTGGATCGAGCTCGCCCGCAAGCAGGGCAAGAGCGAGATCCTGGCCGGGGTCGCGCTGTACCTGCTGTGCGCTGACGACGAGGAAGGCGCGGAGATCTACGGGGCCGCGAAGGACCGCGACCAGGCCCGCAAGGTGTACGACGTGGCGAAGCGGATGGTCGAGCTGTCGCCCGTCCTGTCGAAGCGGCTCGTGATCTACAACGCGGCCAAGCGGATCGTCGACCCGACGACCGCCTCCTACTACGAGGTGATCGCGGCCGACGCGGCCGGGAACCTGGGCCACAACCCCCACGGGATCGTGTTCGACGAGGTCCTGACCCAGCCGAACGGCGACCTGTGGGACGCGCTCCGCACCGCGATGGGTACCCGCGCGCAGCCGCTGATGATCGCCGCGACGACCCCCGGCGACGACCCGTCGTCATGGTGCGGGAAGCAGCACGACGAGTACGTCAAGATCGACGAGGAGCCGGAGCGGGCCCCCCACGTCCTCGTCTACCTGCGGAACACGCCGATGGACGCCGACCCGTTCGACGAGTCGCTGTGGGCTCACGCGAACCCCGCGCTCGGCGACTTCCTGTCGCTCGAGGCCCTGCGCCAGGAGGCGCTGGAGGCCAAGAACGACCCGGCCAAGGAGAACGCGTTCCGTCAGTACCGACTCGCGCAGTGGGTCCGCCAGTCGTTCCGGTGGATGCCGATGCACCTTTACCGGGCCAACGCCGGCGACATCTGGCCGAACCCCGCCTGGTACCCGCGTCGGCTGGAGAAGAAGACGGCCTACTTCGGGATGGACCTCGCGGCCAAGTTCGACCTGACCGCGTGGTGCCTGCTGATCCCGGAGGGTCACATCGACGACCCGACCGCGCCGGTCCACGCCATCTGGCGGTTCTGGCTCCCTGAGGACGCGCTGCCCCAGCTGGACAAGCACTCGGCCACCGGACGCCAGTGGACGGACTGGTCGATGGAGGGGTGGCTGACCGTCACCGAGGGCAACGTCGTCGACTACAACCGGATCTACGACGACATCGCCGCCGACGCGACCCGCTACCACTTGAAGGCCGGCGACGCGGACCAGTGGTCGATGGCCCCCGTGATCCAGGAGGTCGAGAAGCGCGTCGGGGTCCCCGAGATCCTGGCCTACGCGAACACGTACGCCCGGATGACGCCGGGGCTGAACGAGGTCATGGCCCTGGTGAAGAAGAACCGGTTCCGCCACCACGGGAACCCGGTGGCCGAGATCTGCTTCGACTCGTCCGAAGTCCGCAAGGCCCCGTTCGACCCTGAGCAGATCCGCGTCCACAAGCCTGAGCGGGAGTCGACCGGGACCCGCGTCGACGCCGTCCCAGCTGCCGCGATGGCCGCGGCCGCATGGCGGCGGGCTGAGGCCGTCCCCGAGAAGAAGACCGGGGCGTTCGGGTTCTAGCGCCAAGCGATCGCCAACTTGCTCCAGGACTTGGCGATCCGTCGTAAGTCGTCGTAGGTGCCCGATCACTTCCCACCCCCCAGTGACTCCGGTCACACGAGAGGAGACGCCGTGACGACCTTCGGACTCTGGCTCCACCGCTGGCGCTTCATCCTCGCGGCGCTCGCGCTCGCGGCGCTCATGCTCGTCCTCGTCCTGGTGCTCCAGCCGTCGTGGCAGAACATCGCGCTGTGCTTCCTCGCGTGGTTCGGCGGGGTGGCCTGCTGCCTGGCCGCTCAGTCGTACGGCGACATGACCCGCGCGCGGAGCGTCAAGTCGTGACCCTGACGACCCTGGAGACCCTGCCCCCGCAGATGGTCACCAAGTTCGAGCCGCTCACCCCCGGCTGGTGGGCCACCCGCCTCCACAACCAGCTGGTGGCCCGTCAGGCCGAGATCACGAAGATGCGGCGCTACGCGGGCGGCGACCACGACAACCCGTCGATCGAGGCCCGGGCGTCGCGCGCGTTCCGCCGCATCATGGGCCTGTCGAAGACGAACCTGTCCGGCCTGATCATCGACGCGGCGGCCGAGCGCATGGCCGTGTCCGGGTTCCGCTTCGGCGACGCCCCGGACGCCGACAAGGACGCGTGGGCCATCTGGCAACAGTCCGACTTCGACGCCGACTTCGAGTTGGTGATCAACGAGGCCCTCACGGCCGGCCGTGCGTTCATTCTCGTGGAGCCGACCGCTCCGGGAGCCAAGTGGCCGTCGCTGTACGCCGAGGACGCCACCCAGATGATCATCGCGTACGCGCCGGGGAACAGGCGCGAGCGGCTGGCGGCGTGGAAGGAGTGGATCGACGAGTGGACCGGGAAGACGTTCGGGACGCTCTACCTCCCCGCCGAGATCTACAAGCTCCAGGCGCGCCGGCCGCTGGGCGTCGTCGACGTCCAGCAGCCGCTGTACTGGACGCTCCGCGACGAGCGCACCGAGTACGAGCGCAACCCGCTGGGCGAGGTCCCCGTGTGGGAGGTCCCGAACCGGCCCAAGTTGCAGATCGGCCAGGTCGAGTCGGAGATCGCAGACGTCATCGTCGACCAGGACGCGTGCAACCACATCGCCCTGAACGCGCTCATCGCGGCCGAGTACGGAGCCTTCAAGCAGAAGTGGATGACGGGGCTGTCGATCCCCCGCGACCCGCAGACCGGCCAGGCGATCGAGCCGTTCGACGTGGCCGTGAACCGGATGCTGGTCTCCGAGAACGAGAACGCCAAGTTCGGGGACTTCGAGGCCACCGCCCTCGACCCGTACATCGCGCTGTACGAGTCTCGCGTGAAGCACATGGCCGCGGTCTCCAGGACCCCGGTGGCGATGCTCCTCGGGGGGATGGTCAACGTCTCCGCTGAGGCCCTCGCGCTGTCCGTGGCGGGCCTGGTGCAGAAGGTGAAGCGCAAGACGCGCTACATGGACCAGGCCCCCGAGGCCGCGCTCCGCGCCGCGTTCAAGCTGGCCGGGGACGGCCGGGCCAATGCGACGACGGCCGAGACGATCTGGGTCGACCCGGAGATCCGCTCGGCCGCCCAGCAGGCCGACGCGGCGGTGAAGTTGGTCTCCGGGGAGGTCATCTCCCGCCAGACCGCCCAGGAGCTCTACCTCGGCATGACCGGCCCGCAGCGGACCCGCGACGACAACTCGATGCGCGGGAACTCGCTGCTCCTCCAGATGGCCGACCGGCTCGACGCCCAGTCCCGGCCGACGCTGTCCGCTCGGCAGCTGGTGAGCGGCGACAGCAGCGACAGTGAGCCTCCAAGCAGCTGAGGAGCACCGCCGCCAGCAACTCTCGTTGCGGTCGGTGATGCTGCGGGAGTTGCTGCGCGTGTGGCCGGCGCTGAACACCAAGCGCCTCGACCAGTCGTTCCCCGAGTGGTTCCCGCTGGCCCTGCGGGTCATCACCGACCACCACGGCTACTCGACGGTCGTGGCCCAGCGTTACGTCGACGAGGTCCGCGCCGCGTCCGGTGTCACCGACGCGTGGACCCCGCCCGTGGAGCGGACCCTCGACGCGCGGCGCATCGAGTTGGAGATGTACCGGACCGCGATCACCAACCTCAAGAAGGCGATCGCCAAGAAGCAGGCCGCGCTGAACGTCGAGCGCGAAGCCGTCGACCGCGCGTTCGTCGCGTCCGCTGGCCTGGCCACGAAGGAGGCCCTCAACGGGGGCCGGGACGCGGTCCTCGACTCCGTCCAGACCGACCAGGCCGCTGTCGGCTGGTACCGGGTGACCGACGGCGACCCGTGCTACTTCTGCGCGATGATCGCCTCGCGAGGGGTCTGGTACAAGACCGAGGCCACCGCGTCGTTCCACCCCCACGACCACTGTGGGTGCTCAGCTGCCCCGGCCTACTCCCGCGACATCGAGTTCCAGCCCGTCGTGCTCGAGGCCGGGAAGATCTACACGGCCTCGACGAAGGGCCACCGGGGCAAGGACAAGATGCGCGCGTTCCGCCGAGCGTGGGAGCGCCGGGAGCGATAGATAGATCTTTCCCCCAAGGGGCCGGGGTCATGGCGGCGTCCCGCTATCCCGGCCCCCCGCTGGGGAGGGTGGTGGGTGCCGCTGAACCCCGGGGCCCAACTCCCATCCGTGGCGATCAGCGGCCCACCCAGGAACAGGTTACGGCCCAGCGCCGACAGTTCCCAACATTTTCCCCGTCCAGGTGGCGGGGTTTGCAGTAACCCGATCCCGTCCCAGGAGGACACCCCATGTCGCAGCCAGGTGCTGAGACCGACCCCCAGGCTCTCCAGGGAGCCACCACCCAGACCGCAGGGACAGTCCCCGTGGTCACCACGGCCCCGGTCGTCGTCACGCCCCAGGTGGGCGAGAACGGTGAGCCGGAGACGTTCGGCCGCGAGTACGTCGAGCAGCTACGCCGTGAGGCCGCCGCCGCTCGGGCCGCGAACAAGACCCTCCAGAAGAAGGCCGACGACGCCCTCAAGAACGGGATGAGCGAGGCCGAGCGCCTCGCCCACGAAGCCCGCGAGGAGGGGGCCGCGACCGTCCGCAAGGAGTACGCGACCCGCCTGGCCACTTCGGAGATCCGCTCCCAGGCCCTCGCGTCCGGGATCAGCGCCGAGCAGCTGCCGGCGTTGCTGGACGACCTGGCCGTGGACCGGTTCGTCACCGACGACGGCGAGGCCGACGTCAAGAAGATCGCGGCCAAGGTCAAGACCTGGTCCGCGCTCGCCGCCCCGCCGCAGCGTCAGTCGTTCGACGGTGGCCCGCGCCAGACAGCGTCGGCCGGCCAGTCGATGGACGACATGATCCGCGGCGCGGTCGGTATCCACCGCTAGACCGCAGGCTCCCTGGCGCGCCGGGTCCTGCACCCCTTCACCCCGAGTCCTAGAAAGGACCTGTCGTGCCCTTCAACAACCTGGTGAGCCGTACCGACGTCGGTGCCCTCATCCCCGAGGAAGTCTCCCGGGACATGCTCAAGTACACCGCCGGCCAGTCGGCGGCGATGGCCCTGTTCCGCCGCATCCCGGTGGGTCGGGCCCAGGTCCGGTTCCCGGTCCTGAGCGCGCTGCCCACGGCGTACTGGGTGACCGGCGACACGGGGCTCAAGCAGACCACCGAGGTCAACTGGGCCAACAAGTTCATGAACATCGAGGAGATCGCGGCCATCGTGCCGGTCCCCGACAACGTGATGGCCGACGTGGACGCGAACATCTGGGACGAGGCCGTCCCGCTGCTCGGAGAGGCGATCGGTCGGGTCCTCGACGCGGCCGTCTTCTTCGGCTCGAACGCTCCAGCCAGCTTCCCGACGAACGTCGTCGCGGCGGCGGTCGCGGCCGGGAACACCGTCAACGAGGGCTCCACCGCTGCTCAGGGTGGGTTCTACGGCGACATCGACAACCTGCTCGCGCTCCCCGAGGCCGACGGCTTCGACGTGAACGGGTTCGTCGCCTCGACCGGCGCGAAGGCCCGCTTCCGCCAGGCCCGGACCGTCAACGGCGAGCGGACCGACCCGGGCCGCACCAACGGGTCGCTCACCGACCTCGACGGCTTCCCGATCACCTACCCCATGCGGGGCATGTGGCCGACCGGAGCTGGCACGGGCGTCCGGCTCCTGGCCGGCGACTGGTCCCAGTTCGTCCTCGGCGTCCGTCAGGACATCACCCTCAAGGTGAGCAACGAGGCCGTCATCCAGGACAACACCGGGGCGATCGTCTACAACTCGTTCCAGCAGGACCTCACGTTCCTGCGGATCACCTTCCGGGTGGGCTGGCAGGTCGCGAACCTGCTCAACCAGGACCAGCCGGTCGAGGCCAACCGCTACCCGGTCGGCGTCCTGCGTCCGGCCGCCTGATCCCCGTCCACCTGACCATCACGGACTGAGGAGCAGACATGCCAGGACGCACGAGCAAGCCCCGTACGGCGACGGTGGGCCGGACCTCCGGTTCCACCGCGCTCACCGGGGCCGCAGGGACCTTCCAGCGCGGCGACGTGGGGAAGGCCATCTCCGGGGCCGGGTTCGCGGCCGGGACGACGATCACGGCTGTGGCCTCGGCCACCGCTGCGACCGCGTCGGCCAACGCGACCGCGACCTCGACGAGCGCGGCCACCATCGGCACGCTCGCCCCCGGGAGCGCAGCCGCGACGGAGCAGTTCAACGCTGCCCAGCGGAACGGGTTCTTCGGGTTCTCCCCGGAGTCCGATGCGGAGGCCGACTCGTACTCGGTGGCCGCTGTCAACGCAGGGACGGTGACCCCGGACCGGGTGATGAGCCCGAACACCGAGGCCCCGTACCTCACCCCACGAGTGGAGGGCTGATCATGGCCGCACGCAACGACGGCAAGGACACGACCGACCCGAAGGGGTCGGCCAAGGCCGGGGCCTCCGACCAGGTCCCGGACGGCCTCTCGGAGGAGGACGTCGACGCCCTCAAGCAGGTCCAGGGCGCGCTCGACGAGGAGCAGGGCCAGGGGTTCCGCGGCACGGAGGTCGACATGACCCCGAACGAGAACTACACCGTGGCCGGGGTGTCGAAGGGGCTCCCCGTCCCGGAGGCCCAGGCCAACAAGGTGACCGCGCAGGCCGAGGCGACGAACCCGCTCGTCCAGCACCCGCTGTCGGCCCACTAGGAGGTCTCGGTGATCGCCACAGCGACCGAGCTCGCCGTCCGCGTCCAGCAGGACGTGGACACCGCGACGGCGACGTTGCTGCTGGACATCGCTGAGGACCTCATCAAGGCCGAGGCCGGCGACCTCGGCGAGAACGGAGGGACCTGGCCGCCGCGCCTCAAGGGCGTGCAGCTCGACGCGGCGGCCAGGGCCTACATCAACCCCTCCGGGGTCAACCACGAACTCTTCGAGACGTACACCCGCTCCGGCATCCCGGCCGGTGGGGTCTACCTCACCGACTCGGAGCGGGCCACCTGCCGAGCGGCTCGGAAGGTGGCCACCACCCCCGGTCTGGTGTCGGTCACCCTCACCACCCCGGCCGAGCACCAGAACCTCAACCTCACCGGCACCCCTGACCCGTTTTACGGGTTCACGGGCGACTGGCCGTAGAAGGAGCACCTCATGGCCCACAGCAACCCGAAGGAGGGTCAGGTCGCCGCGAAGGCCCTGGCCGACGGCGACACCAGCAACGACGTGGCCGCCCCGATCGACGACTACCCGGCGCGGCCGTACGCCGACGCGATCACCCCCGAGCACCGCAAGGTCCTCGAGGACGCCGGACAGCTGCCGAAGGGCTGACCGGTGTCGACCCCTATGGGCTTCGAGCAGGCGTCCGCAGCCGCGGAGCGGTTCCTGCAGGAGGAGGTGGTCGTCTACGACGAGACTCTCGTCCGCGACGCCACCGGGGGGTCGACGACCGTCCACGTCAGACGGCCCGGGCGACCGGCGCGCGGGTGGGTCGCGGCCCCGTCCGCGCGTCGTGCGGCTGGCGGTATGGCCGACCGTGAAGCGGCCGACGTCGCCCTCCAGGTGGAGAACACGTCGGTCGTGGTCCTGACCCTTCCGCGCGGCTTCCCGATCAACGAGGGCGACTGGGTCGTCACCGTGGGGAAGTTGTGGCGGACCCAGGCGTCGCTGACGCTCGACTCGGAGCGGGCCGTGTCGACCCGCGTCATGCTCCGCGAGTTGGACGACGCTCTCCGCGCCCAGCTGCGGGAGGTCTGATGCCGGTCCGGGTGAAGTACAACCGGCTCCCGAAGGTCATCTCCCGACTCCGCCCGGAGTGCGAGGAAGGTGTGGGGAAGACGACCAAGCAGATCTGCGCGGTCGCCGTGAAGAACGTCCCGGTCGACAAGACGATCCTGGCCCGGAACACGAAGCCCCACCACGACGGGCTCCACGGGGAGATCCGGTCCGGTGTCTACCTGGGCCACGGCTTCTACGCGGGGTTCGTCGAGTTCGGGGCCAACCAGCCCGGAGGTCGGGCACAGCCGTACATGATCCCGGCTGCCCACACGGGCGAGCCGCTGTTCGTGAGGAACCTGTCGGCCTCGGTCAAGAGAGCGTGCCGGTGAGCAGCGGGATCGAGACCGTCGACATCATCGACCCGTGGCTGTGGACGACGCTGTCCACCGACGCGGCCCTGCTCGGGATGCTCCCGGGCACGGACAAGACGCGGTCGATCATCTCGACGCTGGCCGTGGCCGGCGTCCCTGCCCCGTACGTGGCGTTCTTCTGCTCGTCCCCCCGCGACATCAACGCGGTCGGCGGGGTCAGGGTCGACGTGGAGGCCATGTACACGGTGAAGGTCGTCGGTGAGGGAGCCACCTGGGCCGTCGTCGACCCGATCGCCAAGCGCGTCGACGCCCTCCTCCACGGGAAGGACGTCACCACCGTCAACGGGGCGCTCAGCTGCCGCCGCGAGACGCTCATCCAGTACGCCGAGATCGACGCCGGTACCCAGTTTCGCCACCTCGGCGGGGTCTACCGGATCCGCGCCCACTCCTGACCGACATCACCCCGAAGGAAGGCCATCATGGTCGAACGCAGCACCATCACCCAGACCGCCCAGATCGGGGTCGAAGCGACGCCGGGGACGGCGGTCGCGGCCACGAAGAGGCTCGGGTCGCTCGGGATCTCGCTCGGGCCGTCCATCGAGACCAACGCGATGCGGCCCATCGGCCAGAAGTACCCCTCGCTCCAGATCCTGGGCAAGGAGTGGGCTGAGGCCGACCTGGAGGGCTCCCCGGTCTACACCGAGCTGCCGTACCTGTTCGCGTCGATCCTCGGAGCCCCGACCGTCGCCGCGATCACCGACGGGGCCACCCCGACGGGGGCCACGCGGTGGACCTTCAACACCAACTCGTTCGGCGCGGACGCCTTCAAGACGTACACGATCGAGCAGGGCGACGCGTCCCGCGCGCACCGGGTCACCCACGGCCTCATCTCCGAACTCTCCTTCTCCTACGACCGGGAGGAGGTCGGGATCGAGGGCTCGCTGATCGCCCGCGCGCTCGAGGACGGGATCACGATGACGTCGGCCGGCGTCACGCAGCTGCCCCAGGTCCCCGTGCGGCCCACGGAGATCTCGATCTACCTCGACAACACCGGGGCCGGGGCCGGGACCACGAAGATGCTCCGCGTCGTCTCCGGGGAGTGGTCGCTGGGCGGCGACCGGTTCCAGCCGGTGTGGGTCGTCGACGCCGCGCAGCCGTCGTTCGTGGCCGTCGTCGAGGGCGAGCCCGACTTCGAGTTCACCATCACCCAGATGGCCGACGCTCAGGGGATGGCGAACCTCGTCGCGATGCGCGCGGGCGGGACCCGGTTCCTCCAGATCAAGGCCGTGGGCCCGAACATCTACACCGGCACCGGTGGGACGCCGCTGGTCGTCAACCACCAGATGACGATCACCACGGCCGGCCAGATCTCCGACGTGGGCCAGTTCGACGACGAGGACGGGATCTACGGGATCGAGTGGACGTTCGGTGCCGTCCACGACGCGGCGTGGGGCCGGGCCACCCAGGTCGAGGTCATCACCACCACGTCGGCGCTGTAGTCCGGTGGCCCGCTCGAAGGAGGCGAAGGAGTGCCGTGACTGCGGCGTTCCTGTCCTGAACGAGCGGGTCCACCGCGCGTTCCACGCCAACATCGTCACCGTCTCAGCCCAGCCCACCCAGCAGGTGAGCCGCCTCCGGTTCATCGGCGACACCGAGCCCACCTTCCCTGAACCAGACAGGAACCCCGCACCGTGAAGTTGTCCGAGGCCAAGTCCGACCGCAAGCCCCTGGCGGTGACGTTCGACTCCGGGGCCGTGCTCCACATCGAGTACCGGACCCCCGAGTACACGCCGTTCGAGATGGCGAAGCTGGTCGACACGTCCAACCCCGACCCGACCCGGATCATCGCCATGATCTTGAAGGTCGTCGAGAAGTGGGACCTCACCGACGACGCCGAGCAGCCCATCCCGCTGACCACCGAGGGGATCGGGGACAACGTCGGCGTCGGCATCCTCCGCAAGGTCATGGAGGCCGTCGGGAAGGACCAGATGCCGGGGGAAGCGGCCGGGACCTCCGCCGCTGGCTGAGGTCCAAAGGTTCCTTCGGGGAAGTCCCCGACTGGTACCGCCTGCTCCGGGCGGCGAAGTACCTCGGCGTCCCGCCGTGGGACCTGGCCGACAAGCCCGTGTGGTGGATGGAGATCGCGCTGGCCGCTGAATCAGCGGAGGCCGGCGCGCAGGCCCACGAGGACGCGCGCAGCAACAGACGGAGGGGGGTGAGCCGTGCCCACGGTGGCTGAACTCCAGATCGACGTCGACGCCGACATCGACAAGGCCGAGCGGAAGCTGGGCGAGGTCCAGGGGATGATCGACGCCCTCGACGGCCAGGACTCCGACGTCAAGATCGCGGCCGACACCGCCGCGGCCCAGGCCGAACTCCGCGACCTGGCCGCGCAGCTGGCCGCGCTCGACACCGAGCACGGCGAGGTCACCGTCGACGCGGACGCACGTCAGGCCGAGCGGGAGATCGAGAAGGTCGCGGCCGACCTCCTCGCGCTGTCCATGAAGGACGGCGAGCTCGTGATCACCGCCGACACCCGTGAGGCGATGATCGAACTGGAGGCCCTCCAGAAGCAGGTGCGGGGGATCGAGGACGAGTCGGCCGAGGTCGAGGTCGACGTGGACACGGCCCTGGCCGAGGCGAAGCTCCTGGCCCTGCGCAAGACGGTCTCCGACCTGGAGGCGTCGACCGCTGACATCGAGGTCGACGCCGACACGGGGGAGGCGTCGGCCGAACTCGTCGCGCTGCGCAAGCAGGTCCAGCAGCTGGCCCACATGACGGCCAACGTCCGCGTCGACCAGGACGGGGCCGCGAAGGTCATCGCCCAGCTCGTCGCGCTGGCCGCCGTGATCCGCAAGATCGACGGGCAGCGGGTCCGGGTCCACGCGGAGGCGAACGGGTTCCGGGCCGTGGAGCGGGAACTGACGAAGCTGGCGAACTCGCTCGTCGACACGTCGCGGGGGATGGACCGCACGGTCCGTCTGATCGCTGGCACGGCCACGCTGATCGCTCCCGCGCTCCTCGTCGCGACGGGTGGTGCGCTGGCCCTGGCCGGGGCCCTGGTCACGGCTGGTGTCGGCGCGGTCGGGTTCGGAGCGGTCGCGGTGTCGGTGTTCGCTCCCGTCGCCGCTGGGATGGCCGACGTCACAGCCGCTCAGGAGGCCGTGAACAAGGCCATCACCGACAAGCAGAAGGAGGCTGCGCTCGCGCGCCTCAAGAGGGCCTACGAACTGCTCGACCCGTCGATCCGCCCGGTGGTGAAGTCGCTCAACGAGTTCCAGACGGCCTGGAAGGGCTTCGCTGACTCGTTCCAGCCGCAGATCTTCGACCTCGCCACGCGGGGTCTGAACAAGTTCACCAGCCTCCTGCCGGTGCTGCGTCCCATCGTGCAGTCGGTGGCCGACGCGATGGACGACCTCGGGACCCGGATGGGGAAGACGCTCGACACGCCGCGCTGGCGGGGGTTCTTCCGCATGTTCGCTCGGATGGCTGGGCCGGCCTTCGACGCCATCGTCACCTCGGTGGGGAACGTGGTCGAGGGGCTGTTCGGCCTCATCCAGGCCTTCGAGCCCACGGTGACCGCGTTCGACGACGGCATGGTCAGGATGACGCGCCGGTTCGCGGACTGGGCGAACAACCTGGAGAACAACCAGGCGTTCCAGAACTTTGTCGACATGGTCCGGTCGAACGCCCCCATCGTCCTCGGCGCGATCGGTGGGATCGCCCGCGGCTTCTGGGCCCTCGTCGAGGCCCTGGCTCCCATCGGGGCCGTGATCCTGCCCATGCTGACGGACCTGATGAACAAGTTCGCCGAGTTCCAGAACGCTCACCCGTGGCTCGCGACCCTCGCTGTGGCTGCGGGGGGCCTCGTGCTGGCCATGATCCAGCTGGCCGGTCCCATCTCGGCCGTGGTGTCGGCGGTCAAGCTCTTGAAGGGGGTCGTCGCGGCCGTCTTCGGGGCCATCGGGCTCAGCGCCGGGACCGTGGCGATCGTGGTCGGGATCGTGCTGGCCCTCGCTGCTGCGTTCGTCATCGCCTACAACAAGTCGGAGAAGTTCCGCAACATCGTGAACCGGGCGGCGGGGGCCATCGTCGACTTCGCCAAGCAGGTCGGCTCGGCGATCCAGACCGGGTTCGGCCAGTTCGTCGACTGGCTCCAGGCGACGTTCGGGCCGGCCGTCGAGGCGGTGACCAAGTTTGTCATCGACGAGTGGAACAAGATGGTCCTCTGGGCCTACGACAACACCGACCTGCTGGTGGGCGCGTGGAACAACATCAAGACGATGCTGTCGGCCGTGTTCGACGGGATCGTGGCTGAGGTGAGCGCCTTCAAGGACGCGTTCCTGGCCATGTGGAACGGGATCTGGCCTGGGCTCGAGGCCGTGGTCAAGGGCGTGTGGACGATCATCAAGGGGATCGTCTCCGGGGCGCTGGAGTCCATGCGCGGCTACATCACCCTGTTCGCCGGCCTGATCACCGGGGACTGGTCGGCCGTGTGGGAGGGCCTGAACATGATCGTCGACGGGTGGTCGAAGGCCCTCAACGGGATCGTGATCGGGGCCCTCCAGATCCTCGGGGGTCTGATGGCGGCCTCGCTCGGGGCGCTCAAGACGGTGTGGTTCGAGTTCTGGAACGCTCTGCCGTCCGACATCCGGACCTCGTTCGCGGCGATCGGGACCCTCGCCGGGGCCATGTTCGACACCCTCATCGGGGTGCTCACCGGCAACTTCGACCTGATCCGCTCGTCGTGGAACACCTTCTGGGACAGCCTCGGGCCGAAGGTCCAGGCCGGCCTCGAGGTCGTGGCCGGGATCATCGTGGCCGCCGTGCAGCTGTTCGTCAGGCCGTTCCAGTGGCTCTACGACGTGCTCGTGGGCCACTCGATCATCCCCGACCTGATCGCTGAGATCGTGCGGATCTTCGGGACGCTGACCGGGCTCGTCGCGGCTGCGCTGACCGGGTTCGTCACCACGGTCACGGCGGTGTTCGTCGCGGTCGTCGCGGCCGTCACGACCCAGATGGCGGCTGTGGCCGCTGCGGTGACCCTGGGGTTCGTCGCTGTGGGCCTGGCCTTCACCACCGGGTTCGCTGGGGTCGCGCTGACCGTGGCCGCCGCGTTCGCCGGCATCGTCCTCACCGTCACCGCTGGGATGGTCCTCGTCGCCGGGGCGGTCGCGCTGGGGATGCTCGCGGTCGGGGCGGCGGTGACCGTTGGGTTCGTCGCTGTCGCGGCTGCGTTCGCGCTCGGGATGACGGGCCTGACCCTCGCGGTGACGGCCGGGTTCCTGGCCGTGGCCGCTGCGACCGTGCTCGGGATGACGTCGATGGCTCTGGCCGTGACGGCCGGGTTCGTCCTGGTCAACGCGGCGGTCACCCTCGGGATGCTCAGCATGGCCCTCACGGTCACCACCGGGTTCGTCGCGGTGGTAGCTGCGGCGACGCTGGGGATGGCCACGTTCGCGCTGGCCGTGACCGCTGGGTTCGTCGTGGTCCAGGCTGCGTTCCTGGCCGGCTTCGCTTCGATGGCCCTGACCGTGACCGCTGGGTTCGTCCTCGTCAACGCCGCCGCGCTGCTCGGGATGACGACGTTCGCGCTCGCGGTGAGAGCCGGGTTCATCGCGGTGAACGCGGCCGTCCTCGCGGGGATGGCGTCGTTCGCGCTCGCGGTGAGCGCCGGGTTCGTCCTCGTCGACGCCGCTGCTGCTGCTGGGATGGTCGGCTTCGCTGCGGTCGTGACCGGAGGGTTCGCGGCCGTCGTCGCGGTGTTCGTCGCTGGGATGGGTTCGGCCACCGCTGTCACCGTGGTGGGGATGGCTGGGGTCGTCGCGGCCGTCACCGTTGGAATGGCGGCCGCGACCGCTGTCATCGCCGCTGGGATGACTGCGCAGGTCGCGGTGACCCGGGCGGGGATGGCTGCTCAGGTCGCGGTCACCGCGGCGGGGATGTCGTCGATGGTCGCGGCTGTCGCCGCTGGGATGTCCGCGTTCCTCTCCGCTGTCCGCTCGGGCGGCTCGGCGGCGATCTCGGCGGTCCGCGCGGCCATCTCGGGGATGCTGTCCGCGACTCACCAGAGCGGGGCGTTCCGGTCGGCCGGTGCGGCGCTGATGTCCGCGTTCGCGGCCGGTGTCCGCTCAGCTGCCCGTCAAGCCATCGACGCGGCCCGGTCGGCTGTCCGCACCATCGCCGGTCTGCTCCCCGGCTCTCCCGCTGAGGAGGGGCCGCTGTCGGGTCAGGGGTACACCAAGATCCGCGGCCAGCACTTCTCCCAGGACCTGGCCGCTGGTATCGCGTCGGAGGAGGCCGCGATCAAGCGGGCCACCCAGTCGCTGGCCTCGATGATGGCGTTCCCGATGCCCGCGCTGAACGTGTCCCGCTCCGCGCCGGCGTCGGCCGTCACTCCCCGCCGTGACGCGGTCGACCTCGACCGGCTCGCGGGTCTGATCACAAGCGCGACGGCCAAGGTCGCCCCGGACATCCACATCACGACGAACAACCCGCTGCCCGAGACGAACTCGGTCACCGTCAACCGGGTGCTCCAGAAGGCGTCCGTGCTCGGGTGGGTCGACTGATGGCCGTCTTCACCGCTACGCCGATCACGGTCGACGGGACGCTGCTCGACAGCCTCGCGTGGGCCGTGGAGTCGAAGACGAAGACCATGCCCGGGTCGCGGGGAGCGGACATGCCGATGGCCGGCGTCGACGGGGTCGCGGCCTCCCTCAACGACGACTACCAGGGCTCGCTGCTGACGCTGGGGATGTTCCTGCGGGGGACCGACCAGAACGGTGTCGTCCCCGCGAACACCAACGCGATCGCCCAGTGCCGCCAGAACCTCGACGACCTGCTGTTCCTGTTCTCGAAGAAGCACGGCCTGATGGACGTGCGCGAGGACATCGGGGACGGGACGATCCGCCAGGCCTGGTGCAAGCTGGCCGAGGACCCGGTGACCCCGACGATCATCGCGGGCGGCGCGGCCCGCTTCCAGGTGCTCCTCACGCTCCCCGACGCGTTCTGGCAGGACGTGGCCGTCACCGAGTGGACCCAGGCCGGTGTCGTGGCCGGGAACACGTACACGGTCCCGC